GAGAGAACTTGGTTGTTTTAGCAGATATTAAATGGGAAAATTTTGAGTTTTTATCAAAAGAAGATATAGACAAGTTAAATAGTTTAAAACCTTTAGCAGAAGAACTTGATAGTATAAACACTTTAAAAATTTCTTCAAAAGATAGTAGAACTGTAGCTGTAGAAAAAAGATTTGCTCAACTTACTAATGAGCTAACTAATGAACTTGTTGATATAATTGGGAAATATGTTGAACAACAATTAGGTAAAACTATTAGTAGTTCAAAACCAAGACTAGTTACTTTACAAACTCCTACATCTCCAACCAAACCTTCTAATTTAGATAATGCAGAAGGAAGAAAAGTTTTAGAAGATAATATAAATGCCAAGAGACAAGAAGAATTAGATAGTTTATTTGGAACATATACTGGTGATGAATATGCAGCTAAAGAAAAAGAAATTAATGATAAATACGATTCACTTGCAGAAAAATTAAAGGATGTTAAAGTTGCTAAGCCTGGACAATTTGTATTAGATGGAGAAACTTTAAATATACAAATTGGTAATACAGGGATGATGATTGTGTTTACAGCTGAATCAGGAGTCACTGTAGAAAATACAAATGATAAAATTAAAATCAAACCTGAGTTTGGTGATGCTGTAAAAGTTGTAGAGTTTGTAAAAGAAAAAGGTAATCTAAGTCAAGAAGATGCAATTGCTAATATTAAAAAGAGTCTTGCTAATTCTGTTGCAGAATATGAATCAACATCTAAACAATTTGAGCAATATGCTGAGGATGAATTTGAACCTTATGTAGAGCCAGCGTTTGAAGAGCCAATCAATGATGCTATTGATCAAGCAAGTAAGTTAGCTGGTAAGCCTATTAGTGCTTCAGTTAAAGCTGCTATTGCTGCAAAGAGAACTGGTCGTTCTAAGAAAGCTAGACGTGAAATAATATTACAAGATTTAAAGAACTTCAAAAAAGAAGATTGGTCTAAAATAGAAAGATGGATTAAAGCTGTCCTTCCTAATATCCCTGTATATAGAGTTAAGAATGTAATCCAAGCTACCAATGGTAAACAATCTTGGGGTATGTTCCATAATGGTGCTGTTTATATATATGAGAATGCACAAGTTGGTACAACATACCATGAGGTGTTCCATGCTATATGGAGAATGTTTACAGATGCTAAAGAGCAACAAGCTATATTTGATGAGTTTACAAGTAGACCAGGTCAATTCTTTGATAGAACATCAGGTAAACTGGTTGACTATTCTAGAGCAACTCCAGATCAAATGGAGGAAGCTCTTGCTGAAGAGTTTAAAGATTATGTACATGAAGGAAAGAAACCATATAAACCAAAAGATAGTAGACCTTTTATTCTTAAAATGTTCTCTGATCTTGTAAACTTTATTAAAAAATTCTTTTTAGGAGGTAAAGAATCTACATCATTAGTTGAAGAGTTATTTAAAAATATAAATCAAGGATCATACAAAGCTAGCATTCCTTTCTCAAATGAATTATCATATGCTAATGTTGGTATTCAAGATATTGAAAACATATCTGGAGATGACAGTAGTGCATTTAGTTTAATAGATATGGGAGATGTTCAGAGAAATGAGATTCTTCAAGAAATGACATATCAAACATTATTAAACTTTATTGATACAGATGAAGATTTGTTTGACATTCCAAACATTAGTAAGTCTAAGATATATGCAAATCTTTATGGTCATATACAAGGTTTAATAAAAGAAGGAATTGATGTTGCTAAAGAACTCTTAGAAGATCCTGAATATCAAACTCCTGAATTACAACAGTCTATTATAAGCAATATAGCCAATACCACTTTGTTAATGCAACAATTTGAAGATGGTTGGGAAAGCATTGTAGACAGACATCAAGAATATCTAAGAGGATATTCAATTACATTTGATGAGAATGATGAAATTGCTTTAACAGATGATGAGAAAAGTAAAGAAGATCCTTATGGAGATTCTACTAAAATAGATCATTTCAAAAAAGCAAATGCTGCAATTAAACTTTTACTTTCTACTATACCTATATTAGATGTAAATAGTGAAGAAGGTGATGTACTAACATCTTCTATAGGAGGTGCAATTCTTATGCCTACAAGCCAAGCATATATTAGCGTTATGAATAATGTTCATAATTCTAATAACATAGAAGAGATGTTAGAGAAATTACGTCAAATGGCATTATATGATCCAACATATGCTGTGTTATATGATCGTTTAACAAAGTCTTCATATAAACTTTCAGGCTTAGATCTTAGTAAAGTTAAAAGTGTACATGGTGTAAAACTAATTGATGCATTTTGGAAAACATTCAAGAAACAAAATCCTGCAGTTAAGAATGTATTTATTCTTAATAATGGAGAAATTGTAGTTGGGGATGCTAATCTTTCCACTGCAGCAGGTCAATTGAAATCTGAATACATAAGTGCTATTGTTGTTAAAGCTAAAGAAGGAAAAGGATTCTTTACATATAATAAAGATAAAAAAGTTTATGAAGGTAACTCTGCAAAAATTAAATCATTAAGATTAGATGGTGTAGTGCAAATGGTTTCTTTCTTAAAAGAACTTGGTGTAGATTTTTCACAAAGTGATGCATTAAAATTAAAAGATGCAGAATTAAAAATATTCAAAGAAGCTGTTTCTGGTATTAGAAACAGTATATTAAATGCAGAAGATATTGCAAATTTCTCTAGTAAGACATTGAACATGGACAAACGTTTATTTCAAATTGGCTTATTAAAAGCTTCTGTAGACAATCCTATGTTTGATAGTACATATTTTAATGTAGCTGGAGAACGTACACAATCTTATGTAGGTACTAATGCTGCTAGTAATCTATTCACATTCTTATCTGGATTAGAGAAATTTACAAAAGATTCTCTTGCTAATACTAATTATTCTTATTTAGGAACTGATTCTTTTGCAGAAAATTCTTCTATACTAAATAGAAAATATACTAAAGAAGGAAATGTTATTGAAGGTTCAGAAGATTTATTAACTGTTGGATATGTTGGAGGTACAATTAATGAAACAAATGGTAAAACTAAACCATCTTCCAAACTTAATTATAGAGAACGTCTTATGCAAGAAATCAATCTTAATTTAAAAGGTTGGTATTTAAATCTTATTCCTGGAGATGCATCTTTAGAATGGATGATAAAAATGGGTAATCCCATTTCATCAATTAGTTTAACTAGAGGATTTGGAGAAGTACATGATTTGTTCAAAGGTTATTTCCTATCTGAATTAAAATTAGCTAGAGAAGGTCGTCCTATAGCAAATGTAAAAGGAAGAAGCACTAATGATATGAGATTTTTTAAATCTATTCTTGGTGAGGTTCTTCATAATAATATAATCTCATCAACAGAATCAGTTGAAAAAGTTTATGAAGATAATGCTGATAAAATTAATAAAGCGTTAGATGCATTCATTGAGCAAAAGAAAGAATCATTCAAAAAAACATTAATAGACGTTAATATATTAAAGCAAAATGGTTATGGATATTCATTAGAGAATATTGATCTTCCTCAAGTGATGATTGAATCTGAACTTAACAGACATTTAAATATGTTAACTGTTAATTATTTTGTTAGTCAGATTGAAATGCACAAGCTATTATACTCTGATCCTTATCAATATGCTGATGAATTGAAACGTATTAAAAACTTCAATTCATCTGGACAAGCTATTATGAATAGTTCACCAAAAATGAACAAGCTTTATAATAATGTTTGGAACAAAGGATTTAAAAAAGGCAGTATTGGTTATACAAATTTCACACAAGAATATTTTAAAACAGCTACACATGAAGATGTAATAGGTATAGTTGATCTACCTAACTATGAGGAATATAAAGAAACTGATGGTGGTGGAATTATGATATTTAATGCCTATCGTAATTATAGAATTAGAGCCAGTGATTGGAACACTGCAGAAGAAGCACAGTATCGTTATGACATTGCTTGGGAGAAAAGAGATAAAAAGGTAGAATTGTCAAAAGAAGAAGAAGCTTTACTTTTAGCAGGTAATCCTCAAGTGAAGAGTGCATACACTCCTCTTAAACCTATTGTTCGTGGAAACAAAGCAAATGGTAAAAACTACAATGATGTTGTATTAGATAAGTTTGCACTTTATCCTTTGTCTTACAGATTAATGAAACAAATTAATCCAACATCAAATGCTGTATCTCTTTATGCAAAAATGCAAAAAGAAAAAATAGATTATATTGTATATAACTCATCAAGAAAAGTGGGTGCTGATCAAGCACATCCAACATATAATGCAAAAGGAGAATTTAATAATGCCCCTTATGCAAAAAGAACTATTGTAAATGTACCATTTTCTATAATGGATGTACAAACAGAAGTTCCTTCAAAAGACATTAGTTTAGTTACTAGAGGTTCTCAGGTTACTAAACTTATCACAATGGACTTCATGGATGCTGGTGTACCAGTTGATTTTGTATTACTAGATGCAGAAGGAAATGAAAATACTAACTTCTCTGAAAGATATAGAACATGGTTTACAATGCCTGAGGAGCAGAAATTAGAAAATTCTGAATTATATCGTGAGATAAAAACTAACCAAGATTTATTAAGTGCGTTAATGAAACAAGGTTATAACAACCTTCTTAGATCATTAGGTATTTCTAGTAAAAATGGTGAGTTTAGAATAACAAATTTTAGTGAAGCTGCTACAACTTTACGTAATGAAATTCTAAAAAGAGAAGTTAATGATAACATCAGTGATGCATTAAAAGGTTTCTTGAATGGTAAAGCTATTTTAGAAGCTACCCCTGCTTATCAACAAGTTAGAAACATTCTTTATTCTATTGCTGATAGAGAAATCATTTCTCCTAAGATGAATGGTGGTATGAAGGTGCAAGTTGCTTCTACATTATTAGAATCTGTTCGTGCACAAGAAACAGAAATCAATGGTAAAAAAGGATTTACATCTGACATTCTTAAGTTTTATGAGAAAGATGGAAAACGTGTGTGTGAAGTTATGGTGGGTAGATGGTTTAAGTCTGATCTATCTGATGATGAGTTACTAGATTTATGGTATAAAAAAGATAAAAAAGGAAATAGAACAGATGAATTAACAGAAGAAGGAGAAAAAGTTATGTCTGGGCTTGCATTTCGTACGCCTACTCAGAAACAAAATTCTATTGATAGTTTTGTAATTAAACAATTTCTTCCTGTTGAATTTGGAGATTCTGTAATTGTACCTTCTGCTATTGTTGCTAAGAGTGGATCTGACTTTGATATTGATAAGTTATCAATGTATTTTAAAAATTTAAAAGTTGGTAAAGATGGTTTGCCAAGATATGTTGAATATCTAAATGATAGTAATTCTACAGTAGAAGAAAGATTTTTAAAATATGTTTCTAAAAATACCAAAGACTATAAAGATATAGTAAAAGAGTTTAAAAATTCTGAAGAGTTTATTGCAAAAGGTAAAAAGATTAATGAAAGTTTTGGAAAAGTTGACGAGCAAAGAGCTGCTTTAAAAGACATCAAGCAAGAAGTTGATAGTGTATATTCAATGGGCTATGAGTCATTTAAACAACTTCCATTAGCTATTAAACAAATATTTTGGAAACAAGAAGAAGATTTAACTGCACAAGATGTAGATGGTATACAAAAAAATATTTACTATTCTGCTATTGCTAATAATCTAATTACAAATCTTAAGAAAAATAAAACTATTCAACTTGAACAAACTGTCAAACTTAAAGATGGAAAAACAAAAGTTGAAACTGTAACTATACCAAAAGAAGAAGCTCTTCCTTATTTACAAGAAATGGTGGCTAACTATAAAGAAATGAACATTCTTTATGGTTTGTCAGAAGAACAACAAACTAAACTTGAAGACATTTTAAGTAATGCTTTATCTATTAAAGATCTATTAAATAATAAATATAAACTTGAAGTTGCAAAAGTTATTGCAGAAGCTACAGATTTAGATAGTTTAGAGACATTCAGTAATAGAAACATGAATGATCAAAACACTCAAGAAGCTTTAGAGAATGCATATAATGAATCATCTCAAAGACTTGTTTCTCATCCTAAAAACTATGACAGACTTATTCAACCTAACTCTGCAGAACAATTAAAAGTATTATCAAAGTTCATAGCTGAAAAAACTGTTGGTCAATCATTTGATTATACAGATGTTGGTAATATGTTAGATAGAACATTTATGTCTAGACTTAGACATGCATTTGTTTCAGGTAAATATGCTATTGGTATTGCTGCTGTGAACCAAACTAATCATTCATTAAATCAACGTCAAGCTATATTTATTGATAGAGACAGACTTAAATATGTATCTGAGGAAGATAAGTTTTGGTTAGGAGATGCAACAGTTAAGTTTCCTGAATATAATAAATTAGGAATTGGTAATTATATTTCTCCTATTTTATCCATGGTTAAGAATGTTGCTGGTCAAGATATATCAGATATCCTTGGACAGTTCATAGATGGGTTTGTGGATATTTCTAAAGGTCCTTGGATTATGGAACTTGGTCTTACACCTAATGTAGCATCAACTTGGATGACATTAGTTAAGATGGGAGTACCAGTTGATACAGTGGCTTATTTTATGAACCAACCTATCATCAAAGATTATTTAAATACTATCGAGAATTCTGGATATTCATATCTATTTATAGATAGTATCATGGATGATGTTTTGGAAAAATATACTCCTAAAGGACAAAAGATATCTCAAAAAGATTTTGAAGCTTTAAGAAACAATTTTGAAATTCCTAGTAAAGATAATTTGAAAAATCTTGTTGGTGCTTCATCTAAAAATTTAGATGCATTTCAATTAAGACAACAACAATTAATGTTGTGGGAATTTGTTAAATATGCAAAAATGGCTGAACATATGTTCTTAGTAACACAAGGTTCTAACTTTGATACAGCTAACTTCAATGATCCTTATTTAGTATTTAAGAAAATGATGATGCTTAAAAAAGCACAGTCAACTATTATTGGATCTGTAGATAAAGATGGTAAACCAACTTCAGCTGTAAATGCTTTATTAGAGAATTCTTTCTTAGGTGATCTTGGGTCAACTATTTTAAATATGAGAAATGCTCTTTCTAAAATATTAATGTCTGATCAACCAGAGATTAGAAATGTTATTGAGAAAGTCCTAACGCCATACATTGATGAATCTGATAGAGACTTTGTAAAGATTGCTCAAAAAGCAGTGAATGATCTTTTTGATTATGCTGTTTTCACTGATCAAGGATATGCAGACTTATTGAAATCTGAATTAATTAAAGATGGTGGTACAGCTAAACAGATATATAATTTTGTTAAAGATGTTAAAGAAGATGAAGATCATCCTTTACATAACAACCATGTCATTAATATATTAGAATACAAGCCATCTACTAAAGAGGGTAACTATCCTAACAATTTAAAAATCAAAGGACTTGATAATAAAGTGTTTGATCAAAACACTATCATTGGTGCATTCAGAGAAATAAAAAGATATATCGAAACTGAGAAAGCTATTGGTAATACAAAATACGAATCTATATATAAAGGATTAGTAAATGTTGCTGTATTACAGTCAGGGTTGTCTAGTTCTCCTATATCATTTACATCACTACTTCCTTATGAAGATTTTGCTGATGTATATAATCCAACACTTTCCAAGTTGGCAAGTATTAAAAACTTAGATGATTTCTATAAGCTTGGTGTGTTCCAAAGAAACAATTGGAATAATGATACGTTTGTTCCTTCAACAAGAGCAAGATGGATTAAAGTGGATGATCCATACGATTTTGGAAATAGAGTTTCTATATACAATCCATCTATGTACTTCCTTCCTGAAGCTGTTAAAGATGCTGTTTCTAATGGAGAAATCCCTGAAATCTTAACACAGTCTGCAAATAATTCAGATTCAAAATTTGATTATATTACATTTAATTGGGAACTTCAACAAGAGATTTTAACAAAAGAAGAATTAGAAAAAATTAAACCTTCTGAAAGTGTATTAGATGCTGTATTTGCTAAGAAAAATGAAATGCGTAGAAAAGGAGATTACTCATATATGCAAAAAGGATTGTTTCAAAAAGTGTATGACAGTTATGGCGTACCATTAACAACAGAAGATGCAAAAGGTAATACATATTATATATACAAAGCTATCAATGCATGGGGTGATTCATATAGAGCTAATGAGTTTTATAATGTAGACAAACCATCTGTGTTTGATAATGGAATGGTTACTGGTGTAGCTGCAAGTAATGGTTTAATAATTGACATATTCAAAGGAACAAGACCAATTGTAGGAGCTGTTACAGCCAACACTGCACCATCTGCAAAAAGAAATGTTACTATAAAAGGTATCTTTAATGGATTAAATGAGTTTACGTTAGAACAAAAATCACAAATTTTATCTAACTTTGCTATCAAGCATGGTCTTACTTCAGAACAAGCATTAAAAGATATTAATGCAGCACTTAAAACCAATCGAGCTGAAGCAATTGAGCAATTAAAAAAATGTTACTAATATGAGTTGTGTTAATCCTAATATCCCAGAGTTTCAAGAATTAGTTAGAAAGACAGGAAACTATCTTCTAGCTGAAATAGAATATACTAAAGGTTCTCCTGTTATACAATCTAATGGTAAGATGTTGAATCTTCCTGAAGAAGCTAAACAGAAAATTTATGAGAACTATGTAAATTTAATGGGTAGAAAAAGAGAAGGTAAGGAAGAAGGTTATGATAGTTTTAATAGAATGTTTGATAATCTTCAAGTATTTAAAACAAAAGACACTTATATATTTGGACAATGGGATGCAAAAAATAATGTGTTTCAAGGAAGACTTATGTCTTCTCCTAACATTAGACAGTTATACGAAGCGTTAGATGAGTTAGTTGGCATGGTTGATTTCATGGCATCAGTTCCCCCAGATATGGGTAGGATGCTTGAAAGAAAAGGTATGTATAAATTAAATGTAGATAAGCTATATGATTTCAAGGGAGAGAAAATGGTTAAGAATTTATATTTCTCAAACAAAGAATCAGTTAAGAAGATTTTTAAAAAAGAAGAAAGTGAAATAACCAAATCAGATGTTATAAAATATGATAAATTTTTTAACTATCAAGAAATTCTTAGAAAGTTAAGCGATGCATTTAAAAAAGGAAACTTTGATAACATCTATCCTATTCTTAAAGAGTTAGGAATATATGATTATAACGCATATAAGATTCTTAATAAATTTAAACAGTTAGATAAAAACTTTTCAGAAGGAGAATTGAAAAAGTTTCGTGCAATGGATCTTTACACGAAAATGGTATCAGAAGAAACTGTTACAGGTGATATAAATTATCAACTCACTTCACAAGAAAAACAAAGATATAAGATATATAAAGAGTATATGTCAATTATATCAGATGTTAAAGATCAAATTATTAAAAATAGTGCTTCTAATTTTATTAATATAGACAAAAGAGATCTTTTTAATAATCCAAAAATTTACAATCAATTAGATAATGAGTTAAATAAAACTCTAGCAACCTATCTATCTAAGTTTGGTATCAAAACAGAAGTGTTAAAAGATATCCAAGATAGATTTGGTATTGATTCATATGCACATTTAGATATATTAAATAAAATTATATACACTTCTGAAACTAATCAAGGAGAATATCCACAACAAGCAGGTAAGATAATTGCTTATATGATGCAACATAATCCTCTTGTAACAGAGATTATGGCCAATATGAAAAGATCATCAATGTTTGGCAGTCGTCTAAGCAAAGAAGACATGTTTGATGCTATTGGTGATATGATTTCAGAACAATTATATAAAAAGACAAACACTGAAGTGCCCACTTCTATTTTAGAAAAAATCAACATGTTGATTAGACAATTCTTTTCATTTATTACACAGGTGAGAATGAATAGAATTAATAGAAACGTTGGTATAATTGCTGATAATATATTGTTACAAAATCAATCATTAATAACATTCTCTCCTTTTAAACCTGGAGCAGCTAATAAACCAGTTGTAAGAGTTAGTTTCCAAGAGGCATTAGATGGAGATGCATTCGCTACATCAATTGTAGATAGAATGGCTGATAAATTTATTCTTGGTGGAAGTATTTCTTTTTCTGAACAAGGTCCTGTTTGGAGACCTGATGAAAATCAAGTGCATGATCTTGATTGGGCTTCTTCATATCCAAGACAAGATACTAAAAATATATTTGAAAGTATTTATCCAGATGGTCAAAGAATTTATATTAGAGAGATATATGATAAAAGCACTCAAGAATGGACAGACACTTGGCTATTAGCTGAAGATGGTCATTCAATTAAAAACTTAGTGCTATCAGATGATGGTAAGAATAAAATTCTTGCTTATGACATTGTTGATAATGAAACTGGTAAAGTGGTTAGTCAATATATTCCAAAATCAGATTCTCATACAGGAGATGTAGTTGCTAAACCTATCGATATTTTTTCTAGTGATAATATTAATAAAGAACAATTTCCTACACAAGATTTTATTACTTCTTCAGGAACAACAGTTAAACTTGGAAACTGGAGATCTTCGTTTGAAGCTAAACTTAGATATGGTAGATTAAAAGATCTTTGGGATTATAATAGATTCATTCCTGAAGAAAACATATATCAAGGAGAACCTTCTGAAGGTAATTTTCAGTTGGAAGGAATGCCTATGTCAGCAGCTTCTGAAGAAACACTTACAAAGGTGAGAGCTCTTATTGAAAAAATGGGAGTTAGTATGAAGTCTCTTGTTGAATATGCTAAAACTTCTAAGCTAAATTTAGATGGTGTAAATGCTGTTGCTGATATGATTCATGGAATCATTGCTGTAGCTGAAGGAAAAGAAGCTGTATCTCTTACAGAAGAGATGGTGCACATTGCTACAGCTATATTAGAATTAAAGAATCCTAAGATGATTACAGAAATGATTGCAAAGATTGATCGTTTCAAAATATATAACATTACATTAAATGCATATAAAACTAATCGTGACTATCAACTTCCTAATGGTAAACCAGACATTCGTAAGATAAAGAAAGAAGCTGTTGATAAATTAATTGCAGAATTAATTGTTAATCAAGGAAGAGATGTTGCTCAATATCCAGAACTTCTTGAACAAGAGAACATAAACTTTGTTCAACGTATATGGAATAAAGTGTTAGATTGGTTTAGAGGAATGTACAAGGCTAATAATGTTGATATATTCAAACAAACTTCAGATATTATAATCAATGATGGATTCGAAGGAGATTATAGAGATATTCAAAATAAACAAATTTATTTTCAATATAGTGATGCTCAAAAAAATGCACAAGCATTATTATTAAAAACTCAAGACGATTTAAAGAAAGTTGAAGTTAAAGAAAAAATAGATCCTTTATTTATGGATACTGAAGAAGCTAGTAACTTTTATGAAATACAAAATGCTAATGGTGTTTGGGAAAGAGTTGAAAAAAGGGTTACTGATCGTGTTAAATCTTGGTATCGTCAAAGATTTGGAAACAAAACTTTCAGCAAGGAAGAGCAAGCATTCAATGAGTTTAAAAGAAAGTTTGGTGTAAAAGCACATGGTTGGTTTGAAGATATTCATCAGAGATATTTTGAATCTGATGGTACAAGAAAGATTTCAATTGGTCAACGTAATGTAGCTCTTGAGAAAACAGAAGAGGACATGTACGTTCAATTGGAAGAATATTTTACTGATCTTGTTAAGAAGTTTTCTGAAAATGGAAAAAATCCTCTTGTATTTTCTGAGGTAAAAGTATATGATCCAAAAGAAAAAGAAGCTGGAACGCTTGACTTAGTTATTATTGATGAAACAGGTAAAGCTAACATTTTTGACTGGAAGTTTATGAGCGTTAGTCAAAATTCAGATGACGTTGCTTGGTACAAACAAGGTGCATATAATATACAGCTTGGTAGATATAAAGAAATTCTTCGTAACAATTATGGTATAAAAGAATTTGGAATGAATAGAGCAATTCCTATCATAATGGAAATAAAAAGTCCAATGACAAAATCAGCTACTGCTGAACCTTATGTTGCTGGTATAGCAATTGGTTCTGTAGATACATCAAAAATCAAAGAACTAAAACTTATTCCTATATCAGAAGAAACAGAAAGTACAGGTTTTGATACATTAGATAAACTTATAAAAGATTTAAATGCTGTATATAGACAAATTGGTAAACAAGATGTAAATAATGAGGAGGAAAAAGAATTTAAATCAAAAAGATTAAATACAATTAAAGCTGCTATTAGAGCTGCTCAAGGATCATTAAACATTAGCCCATTGATCGAAGTGATTCGAGAAATGAAACTTAGTGGACAAATGATCATTGATGATTATAATACAACCTATCTAAATCGTCCTGCTACAGAAAATGATCTTACTAATAAAGAGCTTTCTAAATTTTCTGATGAAATGAGAGAATACTTAGCAATGGCAGAAATTTTTGGTAGAGTGGATGATCGTATAAGAGATCTTATTTATAACTCTGAAATGGAAACTGCTGCTACTACATCAGAACAAAAAGCTGCTGTTAAAATTAGAAAAGAACTTTTAGATAGTATTGTAGAGGAAGCTAGTGAAATTAGAGACAGTAGAGAAACGATTAAGGAAATCTCTGGTAAATTTGCTGATAAATTTATTGGACAAAGAAATCTTGTAGCTGGACTTCTTAATCCTGAAGCAGTGCTAAAAGGGTTAGGATCTTTTTTTAATGGTATTTCTGATCTTCCATTAGCATCACTTAAGATTTTATATAAGCTTGTAAATAACTCTAAAGCTAATGCATCTAGGATTGCTAAAGAGGAAGTTGATGAATTGATGGAAATTAGAAAACGTCTTGTTGATAGAGGAGGAGATGTAAGATCTTTAATTAAACAAATTTATCAAAAAGATGATAACAATAAATGGGTTAATAAACTTATTTATAAATATAGTAAAGAGTTTTATGACGCTGTTGATCAAAATGCTCAATCTGAATTTAGAAGTAAGTCTTGGTTAGAAAATAACATTGATGTAGATGCTTACATGGAAGAAGCCATTCAAAAAATGAATGAAAACATTAGTTATTATGAACGAAGATATTCTGAACATCCTGATGTATTAGAACAAATAGTTTATGAAGAAAAGTTAAAATGGGACTTAACTGATGAAAACTTTAATGGTTGGAATAATTATATTATAAAAAGACATCCATTACAAAAATGGACATCTGAAGAATATATAGAGCTATCAAAAGATAAGGATTTATTAGAACTTTATGAATTCATCTCTCGTATAAATGATAAAGCAAAAGGTGTTGGATATATAGAAAATAAATTAGCTTCTACATTTCTACCTTTTGTTAGAAAATCTATGGCTGAAAGTCTTGCATGGGATGCCAGTCTTTCTGTTCTAACTTCTTTAGGAGATGGTTTAACTGTTAGAGCTGAAGATGTTGGATTAGGTTCAATTAATGAACTTACAAAAGAATTAGAGCATTCTATTCCTAAATATTATACACATGATTTTAGTAGAGCTGAAGATGGTACAAATGACTACAGTGATGTAAGTGAGGACCTTTTCAAAAATATGATTATGTATATTAATCATATGGAAAAATATTCAATGCTATCTGAAATTGAAGGACAGTTACAACTTGTTAAAACTATTGAAGCTGGAAAAGATCATTTGAATACAAGTTTATTTGGAGATATTATCATTAAAGATGGTAAGCCAGATGAAGTGGCAGGAAACAAAGAAAACACACAAATGTTTGAGGATTTTATGCGTGGTGTATTCTATGAGCAAAAATATCCTTTGTCAGATTCAGACACTCCTTTAAATATAAATCTTAAAAATTTTATTAAAAAAGGAATTAATAGAGTGGCTGGTAGAGAGGTATATACTGTTGAAGAAAATCCTAGTGCTATTTCCTTAGTTAAATCTATTGATGCATTGAATAGAGGGTTTCAATTAAAAACTCTTGGGTTTGAAGTGTTATCTGGAGCTGTAAATGCATTTGGTGCTAACATTCAAATTGCTACACAAGCTGGTAACTATTTTAAAGCTAGAGAAGTTTTAGTTAATGAAGGTAAATTGATTGGGAATAAGTTTAAAAATGATGATGAAAGAAATATGTTTGTTCAATTAGTTGATGCATTCATGCCTTTGAAAGATGATCCTAGTTATGAGAAACTAAAAAAAGCTGGACTTACAAAACTTACACAAGGAAGCTTTTCTGATTTCTTAATGATGTTTATGAGAAATCCTGAGCAACATATTGAAAAATCAGTATTCCTCACTCTATTACAAAACACAATGGTTATTGATGGTAAGCTTGTTAATATTAGAGAGTATGTAAAAAATAAATATAAAGATAGATATACATCAGCAGAAGTTTACAAATCTACATCTGATATAATGGATAAGGAAATAGAGGAACTTAAAAAAACAAAATCTATTGATGTTATTAAAAAACTAGAAGATGGTAAATTAGTTATTCCTGGATTTGATCTTAATGATTTTAATGAATTACAAAGATTAACAAACCTAACTAGAACTATTTCTAGAAATGCTACAGGGGGAATGGCAGATTCTGATATGAATAGAGCTTCTATGAACATTTGGTTAAAGTCAATGCTCGTATTTAAGGGATGGATTCCTAAACTTTTAAAGACACGTTTTGCTCAATTCGCTGAAACATCTGATGATTTCTCAACTTCAATTAATGAGGATGGATTAACTCTTGGACAAAAATATGATATTGGTCGTATTAGATTATTTGGTCATGTTTTAGGAGATGGTATCATTGCAGGAGTTAGAAATATAAATAATATCATTGCTTTAAATGATGCAGGGTTGGAACGATTAGATAAAATGTATGAAGATTTTTCTAAAAGTTATGAGAAACGTACAGGTAAAGTTTTACAGATGGATAAAGCTGATTTTATTGATTTAATGAGAAACAATTTACGTAATCAAATTAAAGAGTTAGCAATACTAATGAGTTTATTTGGTGCATATTTAGCATTAGGACTTATGGCTCCAGACGATGATGATGATAAGGCAGCTAAGAACTTTTATCGTTTTTCACAAAGAACTATAGATAAATTTGTTGGAGAGCTTTCCTTCTTCTACAATCCTGTTGAGTTTCAAAAACTACTTAGTGGAAGTGCATTCCCTGCATTGGGACTTTTCTCAGACATTGAAAGATTTACAAGTCATTTCTTTATGGAAACTACAGGTTTAGATTTGTCAGACACTGATCTTACAGTAGAAGAAGTAGAAAAGAAAGCACAGCCAGTTAAATATCTATCTAAAATGTTCCCAATCACAAAATCAATGATAACATATATGGCACTTTTTGATGCTGATTTTGCTAAGGAATACGATGTTACAATACAAAGAAGTAATAATAGATAGTAATGCTATATTATGGGCAAAACTTTAAATATCATGGAAAATAATAGTGCAGAAATGTCTATTTTTGCTTATACTAAAAATAATAAAATGAAAGCATTCTTCCTGAACGTGTTAGCAGGTCTAACATTGTTCTTTGCCCCTATTACTGGACTAATTGTAGTAGTTGGACTTGTAATTATATTTGATACATTCACAGGAATTTATAAATCTGTGAGGTTAAAAGGTTGGTGTTCTATTCGTAGTAGAAAACTTTCTCAAATAATTAGCAAACTAGTTCTTTACGAACTATCAGTTTTAGTATTATTTCCAATAGATAAATTTTTATTAAATGAATTCTTTTTAAGTTTTGTTTCAATTCAATTCTTTGCTACAAAACTTGTATGCATATTCCTTATTCTTGTAGAAGTTACGTCTATTAAAGAAAATATAGAAGAAGCATTAAATATTGATATATTAAAAGCTGTTAAACGTTTTCTTAGTAGAGCAAAAGAATTTTCTAACGATGTTGATGATATAAAAAATTAATATGAAACTTGATTTAAAATATATAGTTATTGGTGTTCTTGTAGTTATCATTATATTAATGAGAAACTGTGAATCTACAGTTGTTCCTAAAGAACCAGTTGTTATAACAAAGTATGATACTATATGGAAAAAAACACACGACACTATTACAAAAGAAGTGAAGGTTGTTAAAATACAATATGTTAAACCAGAGGGTCCTGAGTACACTCCAGGAGAACACATAGATACTTGTAGAGCAAGATTCAATTACTTATTGAAACAACACATTGCAAGAAGAACTTACACAGATACAATTAAACTAGACAGTCTTGGAACTATAACAATAATTGACACTGTATGGTTGAACAAACTTAAAAACAGAACTTATATTAATAATTACAAGATACCTCTTGTCACCAAGACAATTACAATTATAAAGCAACCAGATCCCAAAAGACAGTTATATATAGGAGGTAACTTGTTTGGTGACAGGAGAACCCTACAATCGTTTACTCCTGGTGTTTTATATAAAGACAAGAAAGATAGAATCTTCCAAGCTAATGTTGGTGTAAACTTTGATGGTACATTAATATTTGGTGTTGGTACATATTGGAAAATCAACCTAAACAAAAAATAATAACCAATGGTAACAAGTGCACAATGTTTAAAAAAATATGGTGATCCTACTAAAGAGTCTAATATGACTCTATGGGATGTACCAACTGAATTGGAAGTGGGAGTTATACCAAAAAGACTTTATTGTAATAAAGATATGGTCGCACCTCTTACACAAGCATTTAAAAATCTTATAGCAACAGGTTTTGTAAAAGAACTAAAAACTTGGGATGGATGCTTTAATATAAGAAAGAAGAGAGGATTAACTAGTATGTCATTACACTCATGGGGAATTGCCATAGATGTTAATGCTGCATGGAATGGACTTGGTAAAACACCAGTGTTATCTGCAGGATTTGTAAAATGTTTTACAGATGCAGGTTTTGATTGGGGAGGTACATGGACACGTAAAGATGGAATGCATTTCCAATTAAATAAAATATAATGGCAAAGATAACCAACACAGTAGTAAAATTAGAAACACCAAAGATTAATAGACCAGGTGTACATGCTAAATCACAAACATCAAACTTAAAAAGCTCTAAGAATTACAAGAAGCTTTATAGAGGACAAGGTAAGTAATGGAATGGCAATTAGAAATAGGGTTTCATTGGCCACATGATAGACTAGCTTTAGGTTGGGAGATCATGCATGCTGATGAAAAATATAATTTTGACACATATATTTTATATGTTGGAATTATGACAATAACATTAGATGTATGGAAGTAATTTATCAGGGAAATGTAGCAACAGATTGTAGTACAAAAATAACTTGTACCACTACGTCATTGACTATAACTAACATTATTATCAACAACCTTGATTCAAATTATGTATTCAACATGAATAGATTTATGTCAGGTCCTGGTATTCATAAGATTCCTATATATGAATTATCGTTAAACGCAGGAGATTCTATACAAGATACACAATCCTATATTCTTTTTAAAGGTGATTATATACAACTCATTTCTGATGTAGCTGGAACAACTTATTACATTAGAGCAACACAAGAAACATAATGTATGAGTTTATAGATAAGAATGGAAACATCTCAGCTAACTCTGCCAAACTTGTTGTAATAGACAAGTATGGAAAAGTAAAAGAAGTTGGTGGTGGGGGTGGAGGAGGTTCTCCAACAGGCCCTGCAGGAGGTGATTTATCTGGAACCTATCCCAATCCATCTGTTGTATGGGCTAATGGACAAACAACTTATGATCTTGTTTACTATCCTTTGTCAAGTAACCCAGCTGGTTATTTAACAGGAATAACATCTTCAGATGTAACAACAGCTCTTGGATATACACCAGTAACAAACGCTAGGACACTAACTATTAATGGAACTACGTATGATTTAACTGCAGATAGAAGTTGGACTATATCTGCAGGCTCAGGAACAGTAACATCTGTTGGATTAACTATGCCTTCAGCTTTTAGTGTTACAAATAGTCCAATTACATCAAGTGGTGATATAGCTGTAACAGGTGCAGGATTGGTTTCACAATATGTTAGAGGTGATGGAACATTAGCTAATTTCCCAAATTCAACAGGAGGTGGTTCATCAGTTAATTATTATCTTAATGGTTCAGTTTCTCAAGGCACATTTGGTGGAACTACTTATTATCAAATGAGTAAAACACCTATACTTGGGGCAGGTACTAACTTTACAAGAACAAATGGAGCAGGCGATGGATATATAGCATCTTTTATAACTGATGCAGGAGATCCTAGTCAATTAAATATTCCAGGAGGTAATTGGAATGTAGAATTTTATTTTAACGCAAGTAGTGGAGGTGGTTCACCTAGTTTTTATGCTGAGCTTTATAAGGTGAGTGTAACAAATGTTTTTACGCTTATTGCAAGTGATTCACTTAATCCTGAAGGTATTACAAATGGTACAACTGTTGACCAATACTTCACTTCAATTCCTGTGCCTCAAACTACATTACTTGTAACTGATAGGTTAGCTGTTAGAATATTTGTAAATACAGGGGGTAGAACTATTACACTGCACACTGAAAATGGTAATTTATCAGAAGTCTTAACAACATTTACAACAGGCTTAACTGCATTAAATGGATTAACAGATCAAGTACAATTTTTTGATGTTGGAACAGGAGCTACAAATTTTAATATATCATCAAGTGGTGATACACATACATTTAATCTATTATTTAATATAAGAAGAAATGCAAATAATTCTTCTAATAATAATATAAATTATTGTGGATATGCTCCAGATGGTTCTGCTGAATCAGCAACTGTATGGACTATTACAAGACTAACTATATCAGCAAGTGGAGCAATCACAGTAGGAACTGCTACAAACGTAGCTTGGACAGATAGAGAAACAACAATATATACATAAAAATTATGCCAATTACAAGTAATAATCCAATAGAAGTAGATGGAAATGTTTACCCATATTTTATGGTTAATTTAGCAATATCACCATTAGTTAAACCAACTGATATAGGTGGTAGCGTAGCTATGAAATTAACACCTTATAGAGTTTTAGAAGATGGAAGTTCAGTAAGTTTACCTGACAATTCTATTCCTATAACATATATGGATGTTTTTGAGAGTGGAGATTCTGCTGCAACAACAGCTACAATTACTATTATGGGAGCATTGCAACAGTTTATAATTGATAAAGGTATTTAATTATGGCAGTAAGATTTGCAGTGGCATCTGGTAATTGGAGTAACACAGCTATTTGGAATGGTGGAACATTACCAACAAGTGCAGATGATGTGTATGCTAATACATTTACTGTTACTATTGATGGTACGTTCACTGTATTATCAGTTAGAAACACAGCATTAGCTTCTCCAGTAATTACAGTGGGTGGTCAGTTTATATATGCAAACAATGGTAATCTAACTTGTACTGCAGCAATTCCTTTTTATTCTGGAGTATTATCTTTGGCAGTTATTGAAATGACATTAACTGCTGGTAATATAGCCACATTTAATGGAAGTAGTTTGAGTACTTCAAGTACAGCACTTACAGCTACTGGTTCAATAGGTTTAAGATTATCAGGAACAGGAACATTTAATATAAATGGCAATTTTACAACTGACCTTGGAGGTGGTTCAGGAAATAATAATAAAAATATGATTAACGCTACAGCTGCTGGAATAGTTAATGTTGTAGGAACTTTAATTAATAATAATGGTAATGTATCTAATAATGCTATTATAACTATTTCTAATAATGCTACTGTAAATTGTACAGGTAATGTATTTTCAAATACAAACACTGGTACATCTGGTGGTTCAGCAATATTTATTTCAACAGGAACATTAAATGTTACTGGAAATTTATTATCATCAAATTCAATAACAGTATTTACAACAGGAGGAGCAGTTAATATAATTGGTAATGTTACAGGAGGAACTAGTCAACCAGCTATTTTTAATAATAATACAGCAGCTGTTATTTCTGTTACTGGAATAATAACTTCTGGAACAGGAGCACCAGCAATATATTCTTCCTTTGCTTTAACAAGTGCATATTCTGCTGGTACTTTTGTAAAGGTGTCAGGTAACGTAGTTAATTCAACTAATATAATGGCTATTGTAGCACCAAGAGTAACAATAGACACAAACACATCAAGTTGGTTGTTTCAAATATCAACAGGTGGTAATAGAACTTTATATGCAGCAGGTGTTGCTTTAGGTAATCCTGCAATTACAGATGTTAGACTTGGAACTATTTATGGGGCATCAGGTGAACTTACAGGAACATTAATTGTACCATCTCCTTCTAATGTATTACAAGGTGTTGGAACAGATGCTACAGTGGGAACATTGTTAATGACACCAGCAGACTTTTGGAATTATTTAATTTCAAGTGGTTTCACTGCTAATAGTATTGGTGATAGATTACAGAACGCAAGCACTGTTGCTACAACTGGTGGACAAATAGCAAGTTATAATATATAAATATAAAAATAAATTAATTACATTTGTAACTAAAATAAAAAATTATGAGTACATTTATAACCTTATTGAAAACTATGTCAACTTTCTTTACAAGTTTTCAACAAATATTCTTTAAAGACTTCATTAAAGAACGCAGATACCTACATTTCTTTTTATCAATAGCTATTGTATTAGCTTCTTTTATATTTGCATACAATTTTATGAACTTTGATGGTGGACCTTTTTGGGTTTACGTAGTAATAGGATGGTTTCAAGGATATGCTATTAACTGGGTAAGAGAATGGTATTACAATTACAAATCTAAATATGAAATACCATTTGATTATTTAGATGTATATGCAGGAGCATATGGAGGAATAATAGCATCAATAATTTATTTAATAATAATATAAAAATATATAGAAATGGCAATACCATCAAGAGGAATAGGCTGGAGTACAGAAGATAACCTGTTATGGCAGATATCTAAACAACTAGAGCAACTTACTAATGTTACAGCTAAGGGTTGTACAACCACTACAAGCACAAGTAGTAGCACAACCACCACAACAACCACCTTACCTGTTTATCAAGTGTATACAGCTTTATTAACACAAACAGGAGCTAGTACGCCAAATGCAGTTGGAGATCTTCCATTATTACCTGGTACTACTTATGAAATTATTGACAATGATGGTGGTACAGCTGATTTTACAAATGTAGGTGCTCCTAACAATAATGTAGGAACATTTTTTGTTGCTACAGGAACAACACCAACTAGTTGGGGAGATAATTTATTAGGTCAATTACAATATGATTCAGGGGCTCCAACAGTAATAGTGTTAGAGAACACTATTGGTAATATTTATTTTACATATAGAGATCCAGGTCAATATAAATGTTGGTCTGATAATTTATTTACACAAGATAAAACAACTGTTTTTATAAGTGATACAGTTAATACTAAATCAATTTCAGATCCTTTACAAATGAGAGTGTTATGTTCTATTGATACAGGTCAACAACCAGGTTATTTAAATATATTCACAGGAACAGTGGCTCCATCTTATGAAGATGGTATAATAACTAATGATGGTAACTTACAGTTTTATGTAACATTTGAAATCAGAGTTTATAACTAATAATATAAAAGAAAAATGGCTATACCTAGTAGACAAATTGGACAAAGCACACAAGCTAATTTACTTTGGCAGATATCTAAGCAGTTAGAACGTCTAATCTGTGTAGCAGCTTGTGGATGTTCTACAACCACGACAACAACAACTATAGAACCTACAACCACTACGACCACAACAGTATCATAAATAATCATATTAAACCAACTACATTATGAAAGAATTGAAATTTATCCAGGCTTGTCCTAGTGACATTTATTACACATGGCAAGTAAATTTATGGATGGAGAGTCTTAAAGAAATAGGACACTCTGACAAAGCAATCAATCTAATCTTTACACCTAAAGGAAGAGAGAATAGAGATAAGTGGAAACAGATAGAAGATCTATATCCAGAAGCAGAGTTTCATTATTATGAAGATGAGGATAATTTGAATAGATTAATTAGTATATACATTCCTGTATTAAGACCATATGTTTTATGGAGACATTTTAAATTACATCCAGAACTAAGTGATTGTGCTATATTCTATTGTGATTCAGACATTCTTTTCATGAAAGATTTCAATGTGGATCAGTTTTTGGAAGATGATGTAAACTACTTATCAGATACAAACAGTTATATCAATGCTAAGTATTTTGATAGTAAGATCAATCAAGTGCTACCAGAGAAACTGGAAGAGTATAAAACTAGAGATGTTCTTGCTGAAATAGCAAGTGTTGTTGGAATAAGCAGAGAAATAGCTGAAGCTAATAATGATCATTCAGGAGGAGCTCAATATCTATTAAAGAATGTAGATAGTGACTTCTGGAGTAAGGTGATGAATGATTGTATTCTTATAAGAACCTATTTACAACAAGTGAATAGAGAATTCTTTAAAGATGAGAACAGTGGATTCCAAAGTTGGTGTGCAGATATGTGGGCTGTTCTTTGGAACATCTGGTTAAGAAATCAAGAAACTAAAGTGGTGAAAGAACTAGCATTTGCTTGGGCAACAGATCCACTTATTAAATTAGATACGCACACCATCTTTCATAATGCAGGCATAGTGTCTGAAACAGGAAATGGTTATCCAGCTTTTTATAAAGGTAAATATCACATGGGAACAGATCCAACAAAAGATCCTAACCTAGATATGATTCTTGAGAATGAACAATCAAAAAAATATTGCACGTGGTTCTATGCAAGTAAACTAAATGAACTAAAACAAAAATATAAACTTAATTATTAAATAAAATGACACCAAACAAACGTGACTTAAAAGCGTATTCTCGCTTTGATGGAACTGGTAGAATCGTACCAGGAAGCACTGTGCTTAGACGTAACAAACCTAAAGTGGGTAATTGGAAAGAAGTGCAGGCATATGAATGTTGTTCACCTTCTCTAAACACTTCATATAGATGCTGTATAGCAATACAAGCTGTTGCAGATAGTGATAGTGGATTGTATGGTTTTACATTACAAACTAGAAATAATGGAGGACCTAATTTAACAGGAAGTATTCAATGGACATCTACAGCAAGTGAGAGTTTTTCTCTTGTTGCTGATGGAAGTAATTATGATTTTGAATATGATTTGGAAGGTGTAATTCCTCACACTGTGTATCTATGTATAGATAATGCTTCTCAGATTCAAGATTTTGAAATTGGATTTGGTCCTGGTAATTCTGTAGCAATAAGCAATCTTTATCAACTAGAAGGCATTAATGAATGGGATGGTGATGATATGGAATTCAATTCTTTAGATTTTACAGGCATCACTACAATAACACGTCTATATAACGATAATACAGGATTAGTACATATAAACATTACAGGTTGTGTAAACTTGGAGGAGGTTGAGATAGAGGGTAATGCTTTAACAGAAGCTTCTGTAGATCATGTTCTTATTACACTTGATGACAATGGTCTTACCAATGGTTATGTTGATATTAGTGGAGGAACTAATTCTACACCATCTGCTCTAGGTTTAGCAGCTGAAGCAAGTCTTATATTAAAAGGTTGGGACGTATTTATTAACCCTTAAAATTTAAATATCATGTCAATAAAAAAAGTAACCCCAGAAGAACAAGCAATTAGAAATGCTCAAGATAAAACAGTTTCTGATTATATAAAAGAAGGCAAGACTCTTGAAGAAGCTAGAGCTCTTGTTTTAGCTAACAAACAAACAACTAATTAAAATGGCAACTAATAACAGACCTCTGAAAGCATATGTTAGATTCGATGGATCTGGCAGAATTGTTGCTGGAAGTTTGATTCTTAGAAAGAACAAACCTAAGGTGGGTAAGTGGAAAGAAATACAAGCATATGAGTGCTGTTTTCTTACTACAACCACCACAACAACTGTTGCTCCTACTACTACTAGTACAACAACTGTAGCACCTACAACAACAACTAGTACTACAGCTGGACCTACAACAACTACTACAACAACTCCAGCACCTTAATTATCATGGCAAGAAGTAATAACAATAACAAGCTTAAAGCTTTTGTACGTTTTGATGGAACAGGACGTATTATACCAAGTAGTTTAATTGTACAAGCATTTAAACCTGCTGTAGGTAACTATGTAGAGATAGATGCTAAAGAGTGTTGTAATTATGTTCCAGGTATTCTTCTTTTAGAAGATGGAGGATCATTGCTACAGGAAGATAATGGAGAAATTTTACTTTAACAATATTAAAAATAACAAAAATGGCAAATAAAAAAATAAGTCAGCTTACAGCAGCTGCAGCCTTAACAGGAACAGAATTACTACCAATTGTACAAGGTGGTGAAACAGTACAAACAACAGCACAAGACATTGCTGATCTTGGTGGAGGTGGATTACTATACAAAGTGTATTCAGCTAGAGTTGAAATGAGTGATGGTAGTGCTACTGTTTTTGAAAATACATTAGGAGTTACAATTACATGGACATCAACAAGTGGTCAAATAAGCACAGGAACAGTTGGTGGACTTATTGGTCAAAATAATGTTTATGTTCAAGTTAGTAGTCGTACAACTACTAGTTCTCCTAAGATTGTAAGTGGAGAATTTAATCCTACTCCATGGAATGTAATGGTAAAACAAACAGATAATGCAGGAGTTGCAGATAGCACTCAGTCTATATTTATAGAAATTCGTGTATATCCATAACATAAAAAACAAAATGGCACTAAAATCCCTATTTCCAGATGACATGATGAAATCATCATCTGAAGGCTTAACGTTAGAAAGCATAGCTGCCAAGCTTACTTACTTCCATGAGCAATTACATCTGCTACATTGGCAAACAACATCATATGCTCAACACCAAGCTCTTGGTGGATTATATGATTATGTTCATGACTTCAAAGATGGATTGGTTGAAAAGATTATGGGATATACAGGTAAAAGACCTAGTCCATATAAAATAGAACCATTAATAAATTGCACAGGAGAGCAGTGCGTTAGTAATCTTTTATCTTTTGCATCAGCTTTAAAGATGTATGGTGAGAAGAATGGTTATCATGATGTATGTAATCTAGCAGATTCATTATCAGGAGAAGCAGCTAAAACTAAATACCTATTAACATTGTCATAATGGAGATAAACAGAAAACATTTTCCTAAGGTGATGCAAGATAATGATGAAGTTTTTCTTGCACACTTGGAAGGTGTTATCTCTTCTGTTGATGAACTCTGTAGTCTGGAGATAACAAAAAATCCTGACAGCTATAGATTCAGAATAGCAGCTAGTCATCCAATGTACAACAATATGCTTATAGAAGAAATTCTTAAATTTTGCAATATGTTTAAAATAAGAATAGATATGAGCAAGAGTATTAAAACATCAAGTGTTATAACATTTGAAATAAATTTAGAGAGTTAAAATATTATTTTATATATTTACAATTAATTTTAAAACCAAATTACATTATGGCACAGTATGATCCTAACAAGAGATACACTTGGCAACCAGAAGACAAATTCGAATTCAATGGAAGAGAATTTGGTCTAATTCTTAATTCTTTAAGAGCTATTCTTAATACAGAAGAAGCTGCAAAGATTTTATTAGCTCAACAAGCTAATGCTGCTATTGAGGGAGTTATGGCAAAAAATGTTGAATTAGACATTGTTAAAGAAGCAATGGAAGAGGTTTCTTCTAAAGATCTTTAAAAAACAGTTCTGGTTGGGTGATTAAGAACCAGATGTAGATAATATAAGCACTTCTCTATGAGAATATATGAACCAAAAAATAGAATAGATGTTATAACACCTAGGGGAGAAGGTATCATCTGGTTAGTGACTGATTATGGTCATGAGACAGATACCATCTATACAATTATAATTAATTCAACAGGTGAGATGTGGCAATACACTCACAAAGATATAATAGTTAAACCCAATATAACATTTAAACGCTATGATGACAACAAATCCAACAGGTAAATCTGTTAAAAAAACTCCTGTTAAGAAAACTTCAACAGTTAAAAAAACTCCATCCACTAAAAAATTAGGCAATACTTCTCTTATACCTGGTATGGGTATGACTACTGTATCAGGATATGAAAATATGAGTGCTAAAAAAGGTGTTTCTATTAAGAAAGCACAAGATGGTACTCTTCAACCTATGGGTGAAAATTCTCGTAAAGTTGGTGAACGTAAATATGTTTCTGAAGATGGAAATTATAAAATGAAATTTAAAGGAAAGGATGCTGATGGTTCTACTAGTGCTGTCCAAAGAAGAACATTAAAAGGGTTTTTAAAAGGAGCACCTAAAGCTGCTGGTAAAATGAAAATGAAAAATGGTGGAGCAACTTTAAGACAAGCTCCAAAATCAACAATGGAAAAAATCTCTAGTACAAAACTAAAAGATGTTCCAGAAAAAGCAGTTAATGTTGCTAAAAAATTCATTAAATCAGGAAAAGATAAAGTTAGAAACACTATTAATAAAGTAAAAAATACTACTGTAGGAGAAGCTGCTGAAAATGCTGTAGAATTATTTACTGGATATAATCCTAATAGAAAACCTATTAAAAAAGCAGACAAAGTATTATCTGCTATGGCTAAGAGAAATGGTGGTAAAGTGGGTAAAATGAGAAATGGTGGTTCTGTTAAAAATATTTCTGCTGGACCTTCTAAAAAATCTCCTACTGCTTCTAAAGTAGATCCTAAAGGAGCATATACAAAAGTACAAGAACGTACACTTGGAAATATGAAAATGGGTGGTTCTTTAAAGAAACCTTCTGATGATCAAAAAGGTTTAAAAGCACTTCCTACACCTGTTAGAAATAAAATGGGCTATCAAAAAAATGGTGGTGCTACTAAAATGATGAAATCAGGTGGTAAAATGAAAAAAGGCAAAAGCTGTTAAGCCATGGCTACAGCTAAAAAGATTAGTTGCTTGGAAGGATATGCTAAAAAAGGCACAAAGAAAAAAGGCAATAAGACAGTGAACAACTGTGTTAAAATCACGCCTAAAGCTAAAGATGGTAAATGGATACAAAAAGCTACAGCCTCTATTAAACGTAGAGGAACTGAAGGCAAATGTACACCTATCACTAAACCTGGTTGTACTGGTAGAGCTAAAGCTCTTGCAAAAACTTTCAAAAAAATTGCTAAATCTAATAAAAAGAAATAATGGCTAAAATAACAAAAGTTCCTAATGGTCCTCTTATTAAGAAGAAAGGCCCTTTTAAAGGAAGTACGTTAAAGACTGGTGGTCCTGTTAAAAAAGCACAGAATGGTGTCTCCACCACTACAAAACCTAATTATAGTAATATGAAAACTACTAAAAAAAGTTTTTTTAAGGATAAGGAATACACTCCAACAGCTATAGATAGTTCATATTACAGACAAGGTTTTGATATGGCAACAAAAGGAAAATCTTCTATACCTGCTTATGATATGAAAACTACACAAGGTTTACGTGGATACGAAGAAGCTACTAAGAGAGGTTTAAATCCAAAGAAAAAACCTAAAGCTAAGACTGGTGCAATGATTAAACGTGCTGATGGTTCATATTCAAAACGTGGATTATGGGATAACATAAGAGCTAATAAAGGATCTGGAAAGAAACCTACAAAGCAAATGCTTGTACAAGAACGTAAAATAAAAGCTAAATCTAAGAAATAATGCCTACATTTATTAAAACTGGTTTTTGGGAAAATAGAACTCTTCCAAAACAAGGATACAAAGGAGAATTAAATCTTGATTATTTTGTATCCACACTAATACCTGCTGTTACATATGCAGAAGTGATTTCAGCATTAGGTTATACACCTGAAGATAAGTCTATGAGTGCTTATTCAATGCGAGTGAATAATACAAATGCCACTGCAAATGCTACTCAAACAACGTATAGAAGTCCTGGAATTCAGACATACACTGGTTCTATAGCTTGGACTGGAACAACTGCTCCAAGTGGAGCAACAAATCATTCTTATAATTGGACACAAATAGGAAATTTGGTCACTTTAAACATTACACTAAAATATGCAGTAGCTGGATCTGCATTAACTATAGCTCTTATAGATTTACCATCTGATTGTCCAAGTCCTATTAGACCAAGTGGATTAACTTCTGCTGCTGAAAAATTGTATATTGGATCTGGAAGATTTAGTGTAAGTACTACAGCCCAATCATCTACACCATTTACAGAAGCAAGTATTAGAAATAATAGTACAGTTACTGGTTTTCAAGTTTTTATGCAGAATGCAGCTGCTTTGGGAGTTACATTAGCACAAGTTACAATACAATACTATACATCATGAGACATATAAAACAAAAAGTAGAAACACCATACATAGTGGTGTTGGCAGAAGAACCATTAGAACAACATCTTTCTATAACAACCTTTCCAGATCTTTTTGAAATTGTAGATAATGAACTACCACAAATAGTAGAGTATCTAAATTTTCAAAATGGAAACTAATATCATAAAATAGTTATGGCAACACCAGCATGGCAAAGAAAAGAAGGAAAGAATCCTTCTGGAGGACTAAATGCTAAAGGCGTAGCTTCATATAGAAAAGCTAATCCTGGAAGCAAACTTAAAACAGCTGTTACAACAAAACCTTCTAAGCTTAAAGCTGGAAGCAAGGCTGCAGGAAGACGTAAGTCATTTTGTAGTAGAATGTCAGGTATGAAGAAGAAACTCACATCTGCTAAGACAGCAAATGACCCAAACTCAAGAATCAATAAAAGCTTGAGAAAATGGAACTGTTAATAACAAACTAAATAACTTCTTTGGTTATTTACAAAAAGCAATATCAACAATATAATAATGTAAATTATGGCAACAACAAAAAAACCTGTTAAAAAAATGCAAGGAGGTGGTACAACAAAAAAACCTATTGTACTTCGACCTGATTATAGAAATTTACAACTAGCTAGATCTTATAATAATGCAAAAGTAGGAAATAAACTTAATACTCCTGCTACTAAACAAGACAGTACTAATTATAAAATAGGATTTATAAGAGGTGTAAAAGGATGGAAACCTTCTGCAGATAGATTAAAATATGAAGGAGAAGGTGAATACCAAAAAATGGGTAGATGGGAAGGACAAAATATGAAAAAAGAAGCTCTTTCAAAAAAGAAAACTAGTGGTAAAACAACCAAAGCTAAAAATGGTACATCATTAGGTATGAAATCTGTTAAAGCTGGATTTGATAAAAATCCTGGTGTAACTAGAGCTGATATTATTACAGCTGCTACAAAGAAAGCTAAATCTGGTACAAAAGTTAAGAAAGCTGGACTAGGAGATAGTATAAAAGGACTTTTTAGTAATGGTGGAGCAGGTAAAATGTTAGGAGGATTTGCATTAGGTAGTATGTTAGGTGGTCGTGCTAAATCTGGCTCTACTGTAAAGAAAGCACAAATGGGAAGTTTTGTAACAAATGAGTTTGCTGCAAAGAATAGAGCTTTTCCAGCTAATCCTAAACCTAAATCTACTTCTAATACAAAATTGTTAGATAGTTCAATAAAAAAAGGTAAAGCTATAAATGCTTTCCAAGGTAAAAAGGGAATGGTTGCTAAATCTGGTACATCTGTTAAAAAAGCTCAGAATGGTTGGTATAGATATAATGGTAGACTTGTAAATGATGATGTAAGTATTTCACGTATGCACAAAGTTGTAAAAGCAAATAGTCCTAAAAGTAATAAAGGTTTAAAACCTATAAAATCATCTAATGAAAATATAATTCATGGAGGAGGTTCCCCTTCATTTTCATATAAAAGATATGAATATAAAAAACCTGTAACAAACCATGCTGATAGTTTAAAAGCTTATAATTCTACTAAATTACTAGATAAAGAATCTGATAGATATTCTTCAGGTTATAGATCTGGTGGGTCAGTAAAAAAATGCAAATATGGCTGCAAGTAAATCAATGACAGCTGGTAAAGCTAAGAAGAGTGGAGCACCAAGAATGGCCCCAAAGGTTGCTATCCCTAGCAAAAAGAATCCTATGTGGATGAAAGAATCTGATACAAAATCACAACGTAAATCTCCTATGCTTCCTATGAAGCAAAAAAGATTATCAAAATAATATTCTTTGTTTTTCTTTTCTTTTTTTTTTTCTAAAGAAAAAGCCCCTCTTTAAATAGAAGGGCTTTTTTGATTTATTTATTTATTGTTAAGTCAAAGAAGTTACCAAAACTCTCTAATCTAGAAACATCTATTTTCTTATGTTTTAAAAAAGGAATCACGCTATCATAGAATGATTGTTTATCTTCTTTCCACCCTGGATGAAATGATATATGCATAGGTACATTTAGATCCCATAAAGTTTTATCTTTTAATAGTTCTGTTTCATGACCTTCTACATCTATTTTAATCACTGATATATCTTGTTCAGATAGATTGTACTTATCAAGAATATCTTTTATAGAAACACATTTACATTTTATCACATTGGTTTTACATGAATCTCGTGTGATGCTTTGTCCAAGCACATCACATCCTATTTCTATTTCAGGATGTATAGACACAGCAGCATTATTTAAATGAATGTTCTCAATTTTGTTCAGCTCTATGTTCTGTTTAAACTCATCGTGAGCTATTCCATCTGGTTCAAAACAAATACATTGTTTAGAAAACTGAGATGCTACTAATGATATAGGTCCAATCCAAGATCCTATATCAATAAATGTTTTATCTTTATCAAGACGAGGAATGATAAAATCAAATGTAGAGTTTTCCCAACCTTCATAGTGATCTGACCAAAACTTTGAGTTTAATTCAGTGTCTACAACATTAAAACTCTTTCCAAATTTTTTTACTGTATTCATAATTGTTGTTTTAATTTACTTCCCCAAGATGAAACACCTGAAGCATGCTCTAGATAGTATCTCCATTCTTCTGGTATCTCATTCAAGTACCAAGGAATATGTTTAATACAATAAGGTTTATCTAATCTGATAGCACTATATGTAAATGGTGAGTTAGGTGGATATAGTGCAAATGTAGTGTCTATATCAGCAATCCAACCATGCTCGTTTTTATTAACCCAAAACTTACTTTCCCAGTCTATTATATTCTGTCTAAGAGGTGTCTCAGGAAGATTTAGGTCTAGAGAGAAGCCAACCTTTGTATTGTCTTTTGCAATGTTTAACATTACATCTAACCAATCATCTGGAACTCCTTCATAAGAACAATCTGAATCAGCTATTATAAAATAGTCTTTCAGATGTTCTTTTAAATCATTTCCCCATACACTATGAGGACCTCCATTTGTTTTAGCATATACAACTTCAACAGGGCACGTTTTATAATATTCCAATAATGGTGGATATGTAGATTGCTGATCATATATAATCACATCTATTCTACTTTCTTTAGATAGGAAGTCTACTGTTTCTTTGAGTGTAGATAGAAGATTTCTATTTACGATTATTGCTTTCACTAATAAAATCTTTTAGCATTTGTGCATAGTCTTTGTTCCAATGAGGAACTAACTGAATATGTCCTGTACGTATAATACCTTTTTTTCTTAAAGCTTCAATGTATTCACTGTGTCTCTGTATGATGTTAGGTCTATCTGCAGTGTCTGTACCTTGTCCAGATTGATGATAACCACGACCACCCCACATGTAAAACCAAGAAGCTTCTGATTCAGGCATTGTTACATCAATAACATGTTGTCTTCCTAGAGCATGTATCTTATTAACTAATGTCATATCTCCACCAGCATTCTGAATAGGACTCTTACCTATTTGTTCCCAAACTTTTTTGCTATATACAATACCAGAATTACCAAGTCCCATTATTTTTGTTATACGAGGTTCATTATAGAATACACCTGTGGCCCAATGAATAATGTTTGTATCTTCTTTCCAATGTTTTGCAATGTTAGATAGATGATTGCTTAACGCTACATCATCATCGTCCCATACAGCAATAAGTTCTCCAGAACATTGTTCTATTGCATAGTTTTCTTTATCCCCAATTGTAGGGAATGTTTCATCCATATTAAATATCTTTATCTCTGGATGATCGTACACTAACTTTTGAAGAGGGTAGTCATTAACTATGATTAGTTCTTTCTTACCTGGATACTCTTGTATGAGGAAGCTTTGTATTGCTTCCTCAAGAGTATCTACTCTTCCATAAGTGATGCATTTGCAACTGATGAAAGGATATTCCATATTACCATTTATATATAACATCAAAAGGAGAAACTAACATAACTGTTTCTTCTTCTGATAAAGGGATTAAAGGGGCCCTTTGTAATATTGATGGATCTACTAACACAACATCTCCTTTTTTAAGGACTGTCACTGTATCACCTACACTATGAACAGTTAGTTTGTTCATTTTCTTTAGCATTTCTTTTTCTAAAGCTTCTTTTGTGTTTTCGTCTACAATAAGTTTGCTTTCTTCTTTCTTAGGTAGTTCTAAGAATATTCTGTTTCCAATTAAATTTCCCATTAGTCTTTGTGTTCTGTTAGTTTATAAAATCTTTCAGCATCTTCTTTGTTAAGATAGATTTCTGATTGAACGTTTTCTGTAACTCTTTTAAGTCTAGTTACTTTGTTGGTTTTAGGATTGATTTCTGGAACTTCTTTAGTTTGTTCATGAAGATCATCTAATAAGACAATTGTCTCTCCTGATTCAATAGATACAGTTCTAATAACCATATCAATGTTAAAAGAGTCTCTAAACTCTTTGTCTTCTACTTTTCTTGTGTAAAAAAATTGGTTTCTCATATATAATATTAATTAAACGCTTACTACTAATATCCAACATAAATCAATAGAAGGAGGAAAAGTTTCTCCTCTTGTTAAAGCGATATAGTCTTTACCACTTCTATATAATCCACTAACGTTGGCTTTCTTTCCTGTACGTCCTACTGTTGCTTCACTATTCATTTCCAATAGTGATAATAAAATTTTCTTAATCATGATATTTGTTTTTTTAGTTATACTCTAAGTCTAATATTTTACCTACTAAGTCACTTCTGTGATTAGCTTTAAGTTTAATCCATTCTATTCCCTCTATCTTTTTTGAGAGTTCTATAGCATAAGACAGTCCAGTGTATGATTCCTTTATGTCTTTCTGCTCGTTATCACCATTGATGATGATTTTACCTGTCTTACCAAGTCTTGTTAAAATTGCAAGCATTTCAGCTTTAGTTAGATTCTGTGCTTCTTCTACAACAAGAACATCGTCAACTGTTTTACCTCTTACAAATTGTACAGGGAGTGCTTTGATTTTTTGATTTTTGATAAGTTCTTCGATCTTCACCTTATCATAACATCTAATAAGGTTTTCTTGGAAAGCTTCTAAATATGGATCGAATTTTTCTTTAAGGTCTCCAGGAAGAAAACCCATGGAAGTTCCCACTTCAACTGAAGCTCTAGTAACCAATATATGATTACATTGCTTCTTCATTAAGAAATCTAAAGCAACCTGTGCACACACTAAAGACTTACCACTTCCTGCTCTACCAGTTACAATTACAATCTGATTGTCTATTATAAGTTGCTTAGCAAGCTTTTGTTCTTCATTAAGAGTGAGGTTGTATTTAATCTCGCTCTTTCTTTCTCTGTTAGGCTCCTTCATATTTATTTTTTAAATATTCTATCCTTTCTTTTACAATGTCATCATAATGACCTCTTGTCTTTTTATCATGACATAATAAACAAAGATACATAATATTTTCTTTCTCAAAAGCAAGGTGAGGATATTTTGACTTTTCTAGTACATGATCAAACATATACGTGAGAGGATCATGACCTAAAAACACTTTACAAACTTCACAATTGTGCTGCTTGTTCTCTTTCCAATAACGCATAAAGAACTGCTTCATCTCAGATGGTTGTTGGTTATGTCCATCATTATGGACAAAATTTGACTTTTTGCTGGAAATAACAGACATTTTACTAGTTAAACCCTTACCAGATGATAAGGGTTTTCTAGGTTTACATTTAAAACAATATTCAGAATTTGCATTCTTTCCACATGTTTTACATTTCATTATGTACGTGATTGATTTGTTATAGCAAAATCAACATGACTAGTAATAGTTCTAAAGCCCATAGGTGTTTGTTCTAATATATCTCTTTCTTTTTCAAGATTCCTATTAAGAGCATTCTCCTCTGTAAACTTCTCTGGATAACGAGCTTCTAGTTTAGCAATGTTTGTATCAAGAATTTCTCTTAAGTCCCAACCATTCATGTTACATAAGTTAGCAATATACCACATAATATCTCCTATCTCTTCTTTGATGTTTACAAAGTCTAATGGTTTCTTATATGCAATTGTTTTCTTATATACATCAGCTATCTCTGCAGCTTCTGTTTGCATACCTAACACCATGTGAAGATCATCTAGTATTGCACCATCTATCTTAACACATGTACGTGCTGCTTTCTGTTGATAATCATTAATATTCATTTTCTATATCTTTAATTATTAATTCTACAATTTCTTGTGGTTCTGGTTCTGAAAATTCTGTTTCTTCTTCACATTCCTCAACACCTTTTAGTTTGTTTATCACTTTAGCTTCTAGCTCTAATAGTTCTTCAAAGTTTTCTTCAAGATAGTCTTTCATCTTTTCCATTCCTTGAAACTTCTCTTCCTTATATGTGAACCATGCTCCTCCTTTTTTAACAAAGTCAAACTCTACAGCATAGTCAATAATTTCTCCAAGCTTATCAAATCCATGGCCCCAAACAATGTTAATCTTAGCTTGACCAAATGGAGAAGCTAACTTGTTCTTGATTACATCAACAGTTGTTTTGTTAAGCTCATTGATCTTGTCATTGATTTTCCACACTTTCCATCTAACGTCAGCATAATACTTAATAGCTTTACCTCCTGTAGTGGTTGTAGGCTCACCCATAGAACCAATTGCATCTCTTAGTTGAGAAATGATAAATAATGTACAATGGTGTATATCTAACATACCTTTTACCTTCATACAAAACTTACTATTGATTCTAGCTTGAAGACCAATTGTAGCATCTCCCATCTCACCTTGTAACACTGCTTTTGGTGTAGCAGCTGATTGACTGTCTATAACTATACAAGAAGTTATATCTTTCTCAATAAGAGCCAAGATCATATCGTATCCTTCTTCTTGTGTTTCTGGTTGATATATAAGTAGTTTATCTATATCAACACCTAATGCTCTTGCATACTTTTTGTCAAATGAATGCTCGTAGTCAAACAGTGCTGCTCTTTTTTCTGGAAAAGCTTTTTGATATTCTGCAATCTGATGTAACACAATTGTAGATTTACCACTACTCTCTGGACCAAACACTTCTATAATCTTTCCAAGCGCAGTACCACCTGTGCCCATAGCTTCGTTTAATTGTAAAGAACCTGTATTTACAATTGTTAATTCAGTAGGAGAAACTCTCTCCATACCATACTTTTTTTCTAATTCAGCAAGTACTAAATCAATACCTTGCTTTTCTTCTTTCTTTTTTGCCATTGTTTAATTGTTTTAATTATTGTTTAAAGATAGTAATTTTTTTAATTATTTCCTAACCTTTTGTGGTAGGATAGACCCCATAATTTAGGGTTTATGTTTCTATGATTTGTAATATTTTTAGAGATAAAAAACCCCAGAAGAATACCTCTGGGGAATTTTAAACAACAAAAAAATAGAAAAGCTTATTCTTGTTCTATGGCATCTTTGCCATATGGACAATTGATGCAATTATTATTGCAGCATTTGCCTTGTTCTGTTAAATATTTTGAAGTGAATACAACCCTACCATCTTCTAAATAGTAGTCTACACCCTCTATATAATCTCTATCTGCCATAATATCTATGATTTTCATAATGCTAATATACAGAATTTTTTCTATTCATTGAAGACTCAATAACAATTTCTCCCTTTTTAAATAAATATTCAACACTGGTGATATTTAAATCAAACATCTGTGAGATTTCTAAAGCTGTTAATGTAGGGAATCTTTCTTTATATTCAAATATTAAAAGTTTAGTTTTAATTTTCATTATTTCTAAGTTGCTTTAATATCGTACTTTCATCTTCATACACATATCTATACTTATGATCTTTATATTCATCTAGTATAAAAGCATTATCGTATTTAGTAAGTCTTCTAAAGAATATACTTTTATCATTGTTTGTCTCAACAGCTAGAATCAATCTGCTATCATCATATCCACAAACTACACCTGAATAATTAGGATGAGTTACTACTGTGTCTTTATATTGATCAAATAACCTGCGCATCTTCTATAATTTTTAGTCTACGTTCTATTTCATACTCCACTTTCAAAATGAAATTAATCTTTTCTTCAAGCTCTTGACTAAGAATTCTACCAGCAAATGGTAAAAGCATTTCAAGATTGGTATAAACTTTAGCAAGCCCAAACTTTGTATAGATTTGAGAATATTTAAATCCAGGTATTTGTACAAGATCTGTAAACACTTCATCTACATAATGTAACACTGCAGGAATTTCAAATGTCATTCCAATCTGATCTTCTTCTAAATACGCTTTGTATTTTTCATTAAATTCTGTTGATTTCATAATATTTATTTTTTAGGGAGACAAATGTAATTCATCTCCCTGATTATTCCTAATTTTCTTCTAATGCTGGTAAATCAATTGGTTTTAGTCTTTCTTCTAAAAGATCAAATGCATTTTCTATAGCAGCAATTTCACAGTTTTTTCTATATGTATATCCAACTGTAGATTTGTTTTCATTAATAGTCCACCAAAATCCATTTGATTCATCTAACAATGTACCTATATAGATATTATTTTCATCAAATACATCAAATAATGTTCTTGGTTGTACATCTATTAATGTAGCAAGTCTTTCGTTTGTTACACCTTCCTGCTTCATCATCTCTTTGAATTCTTCAGGAACAGCTTCATCTGCAAAAGATGCTACCATTTGATTAAAGAACCAAGTTCTTATCACCTCTGTTGTAAGAGGATGCTTTTCTAATAGTTCACTTGTTTTCATAAATTTATTTCTTTAGTTAGTTCTATATATGCTTTTGACCACCAATCTCTTTCAAAATCATATTCTGAAAGAAGATTAATATCTCTAGTAGCATTATATTTAATTTCGTACATAAGACTTACAATTTCACAGAACGTGGCTGTCTTCTCCATACTGAATTCATTTAAGATTTTATTTAATATATCTTCGTTATACATATTCTTTTATTTTATTAATATTTAATATTTCATTTTCTTCATCCCAACCTTTCCAAACTTCTTGATCTTCATCAAATTTTACATTGAGTCTTTCTTCCCAATATTCACGTAAATCTGATGTTTTATTAAATATACGCCATTGCATACTTAATTCATCTCTACGTAATCCATTAACTTCAATTCTTTTTATTTTCTGAAATTGTTCTTTGAATTCATTTGAAGTTTTTGAATACTTTCCTTCTTTGATTAATTGAAAATCTTTCTTAAATTTTGGATTAAGTTTATAAACTAAAACTACTAAACCATCTTCGTAATCATAGTCATCGATGAGGGTATCAGTCCTTTCATATTCTCCATCTAAAAATTCTCTAAATGCATCTATGTTGATTGGCTTAAAAAGAACATATATACAATCTTCATATTGTATTTCTTTTTGTAAATCTTTAACAAACGCATTTATATACCCATGATATTTAAATCCTTCATTGGGCACTTTTAATGTGGGAACCATAAAAAAACTTGTTATGTTCTTTTTTATATCCATTACATTCCTTTAATGTTAACTACACCATTTGATTCATAATTCTTTCTGCTCATATTCCAAACATTATTTTCTGTAGCCCATTTAAGATCTTCTATGATTTGTTTAACACCTGGATAGGTTCTACCCTTGTGTTCAAATCCAAGATAACACTCTTCCATGTCCTCATCAGATAATGTATATATTAATGGATTCATATAATTTGTGCTGTCACAAACTAAAAACTGTATGTTTTCTACATGATATCCATATAACTCACTCTGCTTATCGCCCATGGTTAGCATCAAAATTGCTCTATAATAAAGAAATGCTTGAATATAAGCTCTTCTGTAAAGATAATACTCTTCATAGAAATTTTCAACAGTCCAAGTACATTTTAAATCAATTGGTGTAATCTTTTTTTCTTCATGATCGATTATCACCTTGTCTAGCATGCTTTTAAACAAATGACCATCCACTGAAAAGCCTTCAATCTTTAACTGATTCAGCACTGTATAGCGAGGACTATCTACCTGATTAACTATATGACTAGTAACAGAATTGATTTTTAGTTCTTCTACAATCTTCTCAGCCCAGCTAATGTCAGCAACAGTCACAACAGTTAGATTTTTACTTCTAACAGTTTTGATTTCATTGTAATACACTTCAGCATCACTTCCAATAAACTTACCTAGTACAGCTTCATATTTAAGCTTATATCCACTTTCTACATAAGCATCTCTAGAGATTTCTTCAAAGGTCCTACTTACATTACCTTGATCATCTGTAGCCATTATTGTGAATCTATATAATGCTTCAACAAAATCTAGCATCATAGCTGTTGGTGGATTAGCACATGCAGATAGATAAAACTTGTCATCAAACTCTTCTGGTTCTAATAACAAGCAATCAACAATCTTACCCATATTAATAGCTTGATTCTCTTTTTCTTGTACATCTTCACCAAGAATATATTTTCTATAATATTTCTTTCTATCAAGACTAAAGTCTTTTAGTGAACTTGAGCTATCAATCATCTTAGCTCTATAATTTGCTTCTGTTTTCGTTTTTCCTGTTATCATAATGTCTGTTTAAATGCTTCTATAATTTGAGGATAGAGTGCTCTCACCTCTCTTGGTACTCTAGAGAAAAACCATCTTACTTCGCACTCGTATTCTTCTCCATTTGTATCTAGTCCTTGTGGATGCACCAACCAGAAATAATGTTTCTTGTCTCTATGCTCTACAAAACCTTCACGCCAAACTTCTTGGAAGCTTGGTTCTTTGTTAATTTCTATTCTACTCATAGCTCTACTTCATCAGGAACCCAATCATACCCATATAATTTATAGTCTTTGCCTCCAGGAAATTGACTTGTATAAGTTCTATCTGAAACATAAACTAATTTACTAGTTAACTCTTCATATGAAAGAGTCATCATATCTCCTTGATATGTCACTTCCATTTTGTCTTTATCAGCTATGCATTTACGCACATCATAATCCTTTAATCTTGCTTGACCACTAGGTAAAGTTGTTACATTTTTTCTCATTTCTTTTCTAATTGAATTATACATCTTTTTAAATAATTTGCCATGTCTAAACATTCCTCATAAGAATGTTGTAACCAGCCTTTCAGATCTATGTCTGTTCTTTCAAGTGTTGTATTGTATTTATCAATACCTCTTTTACTTCTTTCTAATAAATCAGCTCTTACAGCTTCTACAACTTTGTCTGTCATATTTTTTTCTTTTTAGATTGTTTTTCTAATTGTGTTTTTGCATTGTGACAGGTTTCACAAAGACATTGTAAATTATCTTGTTCACAGAACAGTCTCTCTACAAATGATGGAAGATCATTAGCACAAGTAAGTGTTCCTGCTGGTTTTATATGATCTATATTAACTAGCTTCTCAGCAAACCAACCCTTACATTTGTTACATTGATATTCAAACTTTTGTCTTTTATTAATTCCTTTATAAGGCCTTCTTGCTGCCATTTTGCAATCTGTTATTGGCTTCCACCATCTACTCTTTTGTCTAAGACCACTTCTAATGAATGACCAGAATGCACTTTCACTCATTGTTCCTCCATTTCTTGTCTTTTCAACCCTAGACTTTTTTATCACTTTCTTTGCCATAATTGTTTTAATTAAAATTCGTCCCAAATTTAATCAAAAAATGGGACGAATAATTAATTTAGTTAGTCAATTGTAACAATACGATTGCTAATTTCAGATTTCATTTCTTCTAATGAACCAACAATCTTTCTCAATTCTTCAGAAGATAATGTTGGAAGATTAAATTCATGTTTACTAGCTTCTACAGTGAAACCTTCTTTAGCTTTTTCTGTTAGAGATTCCAATTCGCGAATTGCGTATTGCTCATCTAGCTGTAAGAAATCAAAGCTTCTGTCATTCATAATCTGATCTGCTTCTTCAACAGTAGTTAGCATGAATGGAAGATATTCCCAACATCTACCTTTCTCTGTACCAATACCTACCACCTTCATAGGATTATGAAGAGTCATAACAGTGGTATCACCACAAAGAACATAAGGAGCTGTATAACCTGCAAAGTGTAATCCTGCTGTAGCACAATCTTGTGTAGACCAGTTACAATCTTCTTTAGGCATGTTCACCACTTGACCAATTCTGATGTCAAATGTTTTAGTCCAGTTGTCAGTGAATCTATTCTCTTCTCTATTAGGAAGATCTAGATAAAGCTCTGTTAAGCTACCTATTCTTTGACCATGATCTACAGGCCATTCTTCAGTGTTAGTATATTCTTCTACTTCTCCTGTACCATCACATGTTTCACAATCTATCCAACCTTCTGATTCATCATCATAATCAAAACAATCATTATCCCATCCACCTTCACCTAAACAATCAGGACATGTAGTTGTTGTATGAGTTTCTGTTCTAGTTAGTTTATCAGCATGTACAAGTTTGTATTCTCCATCTTCTAAGAAGATTGTATAATCATCTGGATTCTTCTTCCATACAGCTTTCACCTTGTTATAAGCATTGCTCACAAAATATACAAGCTCTGGAGAACCATGTAATGTTACAACGTTACGAAGAGCTACAAAGAATCCTTGTTTAGTGATTTTGAAACTGTTCTCACTTAAGAATCTATACAATTCATTAGCAACCTCAGCTCTAGGATTCAAACAACACCACATAAAGAATCTCTTAAGAGATATATACTCTTCATCTTCATTCAATGTTTCTTCAAATGATTTATGATCTGCAGGTAAACTTCCAATTCTATCTACCACCTCAATAAACTTCTCAACAAGTAATTGAGGCATGCTTCTAGATGTTCCTGCTAGATATACAGAACTTCCTTTTACATCAAAATCAGGAAGATCTGCAAGTAGTTTAATTCCTTTCTTCAAGGCTTGCATCTTTTTCACATCAGCTTCGTGTGCTATTCTTTCTTCAGACACTTTAGCTGTTGATATAACAGTGAGCATGTCATCAAATGATTTAGCATTAAGTATTGCATAATAGTCTTCTTCTGTAGCTTCTGACTTACTCAATACATTACCATTACTTGTAACAACAGTGAGAGTGTCATTTACCAATCTAAGTTTTTTGTACAGAGGCTTTCCTGATCTATCTTCAGTGTTAAAATCTTCTCCATCATACTCATCATCTTGGTATTTAATTAAACTTTCTAGCTTACTAGCTACTACTTTCTCAATTGCTCTTTCTGCAGAGTTTTTGAACCATTCTAAGGACATAAATTTGTTTTTCATTTTTCTATTTATTTAATTGTTAATATGTTAAGTTACAAAAAAACAGGGAGACTACCAAATCTCCCTGTGTTAAATTAATTTGCCAATTCATCGATTAGCTCTTCTGTTATAGGAGATGCAATCTCCTCATCAAGTTTTAAGTTATATCTATTAAGATCTACTTTGAATTTGTAATATTTCATAAGATCTACAATAGAATTAATAACTTCAGTGTTACTAGCATAACCTCCTGTATAAGCCATTAAGGCATTTAAGAAAGGAAGCTTTTCAAATACATCTTTCATTTCATTATATAAATGATAGATTTCGTGATCAAATAAGTTGTGCTCTTCAGCAACAGTCAACATTGCTGCAAACACGTCAGGACTAGAATGTGTATAATGTTTGTATTGATATTTATACAATGCATCTAGTTTATCATGCAAACTCGTACAAACACCATTTAGTTTATTCATATTGTTGAAAGTGTTTTTGTATTTGTTTATAAGATTGTAAATCAAATGAGCTGTAACTATTCTCTTAAATGTTTTAGTTTTTCCTTCCATAAATTTGTCATAAGTAATTAAATTGTGAATCTCTAAGTCTTTTAGTATGTTCATCTCTCTAGATGAGAAAGTCATGATCTTGAATTTTTGTTTTGCCATGATTTCATACAATGGATCTAGTTTTAGATAGTCATCGTGATGAGCATATACAATCAGGTTTGGTTCTCTAGGAACTTCATTCAATTTCTTAGTGACAGGAACAAATTTACATTTTCTACCATCGTTGTATCTCTCTAGATCTACACCTATCTTACCTACAATTTCTCCTTGTAATTTAATAATACGTTTACCATTATCATCTACTCTTGAAGTTGACATTCCTTTAGTTCTTACAGTCTTACGAGCATCAAGCCAAGATTTAGGAATAACAATTTCATCAAGGTTCTTCATTTTACTAATGAACATCTGTTGAATAGATTGAAACTCTTGTATTCTTTGTCTCCACTGAGTCTTTGGATGTAAACCAAGTTGAAGAATTTCAAAATACGTATTCATTCCTGTAGAAGATCTGTCTCCTAGTTGGTACGTTTCTTTCTTCTTAACAAAACTATATGTAGGACTTCCCCAAGATTTTGTATTAAGAGTTTCTCTCATATATATACGCTTGTTTGTTCCAAGAACTCCTGTATACAAATAACATTTTTCATCAGCATTAGAAGTTGTAACCTTTCTATTCCAATAGTTCTTAGCTTCTTTCATCTTATCTCTTTCTAGAAAATACATAACTTCGTATTCTCCAAAAATATAATCTCTATGTTTATGTAAAAGCTTTAGGTCAAGAAGTTCAATTCCATCAACCTTTGGCTCTTTAATTTTCAACACAGAGAATTTCAAAAGATTCTCTATTTCCCAGTCACCATTGCCAATAATCTTAACTGTTTTAGTATAATTAGAATAATAATCAAATACAGTTTTGATATCTACAGAACTTGTGATTGAATCATTGTATTTTTCAATCATATAATCTGCAAGCTTTGCTATTTTATCAAGAATGATTTGTTTTGATTCTTGTGTATAACGTAAAGACTCTCTGTTAGGAGTTGGAAACAATCCATCAGTTAAAGAAAACTTAAGACCAATAGGAATGTTTATTCTATCTATACCAAGTTTAATGAAATCTATAGGATAGTAGACATTATCTAGACAGATGTGTAATTGTGTTTCTTTAGATAGTTCTGAAAATTGGAATATATCATTTCTATGAATTAGGAAATCATTATTGATTCCATCTACATTGAAATAAACATTCTCAAAATAAGCAAGCTGCTCATTTATCTTATTTATAAAATCACTTCTATCCTGCCATTTAACAGGAACAATAACTTTAACACCATTGTTCTCTGTTGTTGATTGTTCATATAATAGATCAATTGTATTTACATCTTCTCCTTCATACATCATATACTTACGCTCAACACCATTCTTTCTACATACAAAATAGAAACTAGAAGTGTAGGCAAGAGGGGCCTTGAAACCAAGACCCATCATACCTAATTCTGTGTTACTATCTCTCTTAGTAGACTTACCATATTTACTGATGATGTTCTTTACATCTTCAGCATCTAGACCAATACCAAAATCTTCAACAGAAAACTCATAGTTATCACTATCGTTTCTACTAAATGATACTACTATGGGTTTATCCACTCCAACTCTTCTATGACTATCTAGAGCATTACTTGCGCATTCTCTAATAGTTGAGCCTATTGAATCTGAATATAGATTCTTACTTAACATCTGCATCAATATTTGTGCAGAATCTAAGTCTAGTGACATTCCAATTGAATCTTGTGATTCTCCTTGTTGTAATACGTGTGCTTCTTTTTGTTTTTCTAAAATCATTGTTCTAAGTTTTAAAATTAATCTACTATTCCTCCTTTATAATAATTCTCAATTGTATTATGTACAGGAATAAATTCCTTATAATATCTATTTGCCACTTCTTTATCTACAAAAGAATAATGACATCCATTACAATACTTCAAGCTATTGTTAAGATCATAAAATTTAACAAAAGATTCTTCTGTATCTGGCCAATCTTCTGTTCTAATTAGTTTTGATTCTGCTCCTCTATAAGCTGCATTCCAATATTCTATTTTCATTGTTCTAAATATTTAATTGTTATTTTCTCTTTTTACTAAAAATATATCTCTACCTCCTAAGTATTGATACATTGCATCATTGTGTTTTGTAACATCTTGTTCAAAAATTCTACTTTTCCATGTCCAAGTACCATTACCTCTTATGTCTCTTCTAAGACTCACTTTAAATGTTGCTCCATCTTTTTTAGAAGGGAGTCTTAACACTTTTAAGTATTTTAAATCACTATTTGCTGAGATGATTATTTCATCTCCAACTTCTACTTCACTAACTCGTATTAATCTATTTTCCATTATATTTCTCTTTTAACTAACCATAATTTTTTAAAATTCAAATCAAATCTCTCAACAGGACTATTTTCTTCAGGAGCTTTAATGTTATATTCCTTAACATCATATGTATATGGAACAATACCTTTTACCTTATGGTCATATTTAGTTCCTTGTTTAGAGGTGACATCTACATTCACTTTACATCTTACAGATACATATCTATCTACTCCTGTTCTCCATGTCCATCCCACTTTACTCTTTCTAGGAGTTTCTAACACCTTTAAGTATTTACCTTGTTGTGTTAATGTTAGAATTTCATCTCCTGGTTGTAATTCTTCAATTGTAATTTCTCTATTTTCCATTGTTTTTAATTGTTAAAAGGGCATACCATCTAGCCACGCAATTGTTTCATTGTGGTTTTCCCATATTATTTTATTTACTTTTCCAAATGTTCCTTCTGTATCCCAATCCATTCCTCTATAACTTGCAGAAGCTGGATGACTGACAATAAATTGCCATGTAAAAGGAGCACAATACTTCTTATACTTAGCTGCTTCTTTACCAAAATAAACTGTTGGAACATTTGTTTCATTAATTACATTTTCATATAAATATTTAATGAATGGTTCCCAGACATCTAAATGACTGCCTGCTTTGTTTATTTCTGTTGTAAGAGCTGCATTAAGCATAAGCACTCCTTGATTAGCTAGATATTGCACATCTGGATTTCTCCACCAATCAAGGTTTAACCCATTAAACAATTCTGTTTCTATTCCATAATAGAATTGATCTAATGTTGGTTGTAGTTTTCCTGTTATAGAACAGCCCATTAATAGGCCATCAGCTACAGGACTTCCATTGTAGGTAGTGTGATAGGGACATAATCCCATAAGAACAACTTTAAGTTCATCTAGAGGAGTTTCTTTGAAACATCTCCAAACAAGTGAAGAAAGAGGGGCAATAGTTTTACCCCTCTTACTGTCAAACTTTAAGCGTTCATATATTTTATCACAATCTTCACTTTCTATGAATGGCCTGAGTTTCTCATGCCAGCTTTCATGAATCTTGTCTTCAAAACTAGTCCACTTCATCTTCTATTAATTGTCTAATTGATTCTTTACATAATTCTATTTCGTGATCAGGTGATCCTCCTTCTTCTATTTCATCATGACATAAAGAAACATAGTCCCATATTTCACTAAACTTATCTGGGTGAGAATTCTTGAATCCTCTAGCCCATTGTACTAACTCTTCCATTATACAGGGAATAATTCTAATTGATTAGCAACAGGAAGAGGAAGAATCATTTCTTGTTTCTTACTAACAATGCCAGAAGCTTGAACAAAGAAACTATGAGCATCTATATGATTATTCATCCATAAGCTTGGGTGAACTTCTTTCATACTAAATGTTGTAAACTGGTAAAGCTCCCATAAACTATTAGCTGCACCATAATCATGTGTTGGTTTTTCTAATTCTCTTTTGATTATGTTCATCTGTGTAGATTCAATGAATTGTTCTTCAATAATCATACGACCAATTAGTTCAGCTTGAGCTCTTCTATCTAATTCAATAGTTTTCATAACTTCTCTTTCAGCTTGCATATTTTGAAAAGCTTCTCCTGCTCTTTTTATATACTCTGTAATAGCTTGTGGTGTAAATGTTTGGATTTCTCCTTGGTGTTTCTTTTTGAAAGCACCATAATCACCTGACACACATCCATTCTCACATATAAATATCTTAGTTCCAATAGCAAACTTTAATGATAAGCTCTTATCATATGAATTCTGCCAACCAATTTGCAATTGCATTTCTGAATCAGCTACATTTCTAATAGCAAATTTACCATTAGCAACATTACCATTTCTTGCAGATGAATACAGTTCTGTTTGTAATTCAAAACCTGCTTGATGAATACTCTCTAGTGTAAGATCCATCAGTTGTGCATGACTCACTGGTTTGTAAGTTCGTGTTTGTTCAGGAAGTTCTGCAGCTAGCAACATTCCTTTTGTTGTTCCATAAGTTGTTTCCATTGTTTTATTGTTTTAAATCCATTTTTCTATTAAAAAATCTACTAAGAATGCCTTCAAGGTTTTCTATACTAATACATTCAGCTTCATCATTGTATGTAGTTAATAACCATTCAACATTTTCTTTAATCTGTTCTTCAAGAAGATCTAATTTTTCTTCTTCTTCTAAATCATTGTAATCTCTCATAATAATTTTTTCTTTTTTAATACTTGTTCTAGTTTATTCATTCCATAATCTTTTGCAAGGTCTGCAAAGTCTTTAATACCATCTGATAGATAGGTCCTAGGTACATTTATATATTCAAAACCAAATAGTTTTGTTATCTCCTGAGAGTTCTTTACACCTGTGGGATCAGAATCAAATGCTAATATTTGTCTTGGAGAATGTGCTTTAAATAGTTCTACATTTTCCTGAGAGAAGCATGATATTCCTTCATTCTGTACTGCTGTGCAGTTTGGATATAGTTTCTTCATCACCATGTAATCCTTTTTACTTTTATTAATGATTAGTGGTGTGTCTGAAGGACTAATGTTTCCATCTATAGCTGTAATAGGAACATTATTAGGAACCCATTTCCATTTAGCTTCGACAAATGGTCTATATATCTTCCAATGGCCATCATATAGATAACCAAATCTAAGATCAGAATCTTTAAGAGAAAACTTCTGTTTGTTTAGATAAACTTCTTTAATAGCATATACATTGTTATCTTTTAGATCTTGTATGTCCTGATGATATAGATTCCAATATGCTAGTTCATCATTGTTAAACTTTCTGGTTACCACTTGTATTAATGAATATCTCTTACCAATCTCTTCAGGTTGTTTGTATGACTGTGTAATCACCTTGTAATCACCAACCACTCCTGTGGATATACCAAGACCAAAATCTCTATCAATCATCTTTAGGACATCAGGAAAACTTGATACGTTATATAGCATCTGTACAAAATTGAAGCAGTTACCTCTTTTGTTTGCATCAGCAAAATCTATAAAACTCACATTACCATGTTTTGTACCTATAATAAAAGAAGGATTGTCATCTTTTCTAAAAGGACTATTAGTAGCTACATTCAACTTCCAATTCTTATTACCCATATAAAACCTAAATATATCATATTCTGATATCTTACTAAGAATAGATTCTGTACTTAATTTTTCTTTTCTTTTTCCTTGTATAGCCATAATATAAATTAAAAACCCTCTACATTTCTGCAGAGGGCTTCTATTAATAATTAATTCAATTAATAATCATCACCATCTTCTGAAATGAATTTGTCTGATGCAACCAAGTTGTCATCTGGATTATAATCTTGAATGTCTTTGAATGTGTAATAGTCTTTACAACCATATTCACCAATCACATTAACAACAAATCTTTCGTGTGGTTTTAAATCTTTAGATTTCTTGTTAGTCAATTGTTTTAACACATCTTTGTTAGAATAGTCAATCAATCTAAAATTCTTTAAAGAATATGCAGGGAAGAAAGCTTTATTGTATACACCTTGGTATTCTTTAGACTCTCCATCTTTCTCTTTAACTATTACAATAGCCAAAGCTCCAACATTACCACACCATTCTCCACCAATTTGATCTTTCAAATCTTTAACATTACCCTTCATTAGTTTCTTCCAATCAAGTTGTAATGTTGTATCAGCATGGCGATAGTCAAGTTCACTCAACCATCCACGAATGAAGTTGTAAAGATCTTCTTCACCAACATATGCCTGACGATAATCTCTTGTAGTAAACCACTCTGGTAAATTACTAGGATCATCTGCCCAAGAACATGTACCAATTTCATTGATATATTGTTGCTTTGTACCATCTTTGTTTTCTCTCTCTTTATTCTCTAAGAAGAAAGACACTTTAAACTTATCTTGATTCTTAACTTCTTCAAGCCAAAAATCTATTCTAAGCACTGTATTACCATCTCTTTCATTGAGATATTCTGCAGCTTTAGAATCTTCTTTAATATCCATACCTAGAACATCTTTAAATTGTTCAATGGTTGGATTAATGGCTATCACTTTAGCCTCAAATAATCCTACTTTCTTTCCAAAGTCAGTTGACAATGTACTTTCTCTTTTACTTCCTCCAATTGCGCTCATTTTTGTTTATTTAATTTAGTTATAATATTCTCTTATTGTGTTAGACACTTCTTGTAAATTATTTGGTATTTTCAATTCACTAAACATTCCATCAGGAGATTTAGCAGGGAACTTCTTGTAACGATTTGTTACAAAGTTATAATCAATAGTCCCATCTTTCTTTTCTTCTACATTAGTATATAATACCACTGTAAAAAGTCCTTCAAGATTAATTTGGTTATCAATAAGTTTACCTGCAGTTTTGATCTTATACCCTACAATCTCTCCACCATCTTCAATAGATTCAGGGTGAGTGAAATAGTATATGATAAGATCATCTCTTAATTGTCTAGCAGTTCTAACAAGGTCCACCATATCTTTAGCCATTAAGCTAAATTTAGTAAAACCTGTCTCAGTTGCTTTTGCCACCATATTGAATCCCATAATGTAATTACTGTCTTCGATAATGATTTGCTTAATGTGAGGAGCTTTTTCTGAGATTGTTTTTAGCAATCTAGAGATTTCATTTGCATCATCTGCCTCTTTGTAATTCTTGCTGTCTACGTTGTACAACTTCTCGCTTCCTTTAAATGGAAGCTCTTTTTTCGCTACGTTAATAATGTACGTTTCCTTTGGGTCTAAATGCTTGATGCTAGTTGATTTTCCAGTACCAGTCTGCCCTACAATTCCAATTAGTTTTGAACTCATTTTAATTTATTTAATTAGTGTTTTTAAAGATATAAATATACGTATAATTTTTTTAATTATCAAACGTATTTAATCTTATTCTCGTCAAAGAATTCAAGAGCTTTTTTCAACCATTTAAGCTCAACAGGTTCATTAGTGCTAATGATGTATATGTGAGCTTTCTTATCTGGCGTATTATATTCAAATGCCATACATCTGTTTATCTTCTGCGCAAGATTCTCTGCATTACTATCAAAATAGTTTATTATCACTCTGTTAAGAGGTTTGTATGTGACACCTGTGTTACCAATCTTCACAACAGCCATATGATTTCCTTTACCTTCAGCAAAATCAGCAAACATTTGTTTCTCGCTGGATTTACTGTGATAAGAAGGTATCCCTAAACTGTCTGAAACCTTGGTAGTTCCACAGAACACCAACACTCTCTCATCTTTATGTTTAGCCAAAAGTGCCTTTGTAGCATTTGTTTTGGCTAGGGATGATTGTATAATACGCATTCTAGCAAGACGCATAAACATTGTGTCACTACGAGTTGCCATCATTTTGTTAATCACCCAGCTCACATTGTCAAACTGTTTCTTCTCAGTCTTTTTCTTTCCTTTAAAGTCAAGCAATGTCTTGTCATCTAAAGGAACTCTAATCACTGTGATTTCATAGTCTACAATTACACCTTCTTCAATAGCTTTTTCAATTGGATAGTGAGCTATAACATGAATGTCAAGCTCTTTTTCTAAATTGATTTCACTATCTATAGAAAGTGTACCAGTTAGCCCTAATATCTGTTTGTTATTAGCAAATAGCTCTTTACAAACTTCTATCTGGGCCTCACTCAAGAGATGTATCTCATCTATTATAACAACATCATACTCTTGGTCAATATACTTCTTCAAAGAAAGGTGAGTTGTGTAAGTTACCCTACTCGTATCATAATCTCTTTCTTCAAAGTCATTTTGCCAAGACTCTTTGATTTTATTATCTGGATAAGCAATCAAGATGTTTGGATTGTCTAGCTCTTCAAGAATATTAATGGTAGTTCTACATTTCCCAAATCTTGGACATAGATTAAGAATACCATGTTTCTCTTTGAGCCATACATCAGCAAACTCTTTCTGTCTTTTATCTCTTAGTGTCATTTATTTGCTTTATCTATTAAGTAATACCATAACCAAATTACCTTTGGTCTTATGAATTCATAAGCTGCCCACATTAAAAAATATTTCATTCTCTTAGGAAATAAGTTTTGTTAATCACTGATTCATAATCAGCATCTGTTATATCTTTCTTCTTAGGAAGCTCTTTGAACATACCCACTTGGCCCATAAAGCCAAGACCAATACGTACATCGTCTTCACCATAACTATTCTTGATTAGTCTTAAGCTTCTGAAGTATTTAGCACCATAGTCATCTTTTAACTTATCAAGATTATATCCTGATGGATCTGCCACTTTATATCTCATAGGATCAAAGAGAGCAAGAACAACATCAGAATCATTCTGTGTTTGTGAACTGTCTGCAAAATCCTCTAGTTGAGGTTCTACATCACCATTCTTAATCCTTATAGGATTAGATATATCTCTATTGAACTGACTAACAACTACAGGTGTATATCCAAAGAAGTCTCTGGCATATCTTAGTTCATCAGACATTTTATCAATAGCTTGTTTCTTTGTTGGTTGATCTTTTGTTAGTTTTAATAAACCAATATGATCAATAACAACAATTGTAACAACATTTGGGTCATCAGGAACATAAACCTTGTTATATTCATCCAATTCTTCAATGTGTCCATTTTTTAGAGCATGTGTTCTTAGATTCTTTGCTATTCCAATAGGATTATCTGGTCCATCAATGATTGTAATAACATCATTCATAGCATCAATGTAATCTTTCTGTAATAGAAACAGATCATGTTCATCACTTGTCATCTTATCAGTCCAACCAAGAAGTTTACCAACAGGAAGTATTATTCCCTGATCAGTAAATATTCTTCTGCTCACCCACTTAGCCATTTTGTATGTTCTACTACGTTCCATTGAATGGTATATAATCTTAAGTTTAACCTTTGGGTTTTTTTGATTTATATACCAATCAAATGGATTAAGAACAAATGCATCATCAATGAATGAAGTTTTACCTGAACCTGTTAGACCACCTACGAGATAATACATGCTCTTCCTAAGACCAACATACCTATTAAGTCTGTTAAATCCCATAGGAATACCATCATTATCTCCAGATAGTCCTTTCTCTACTTCTTGTTTTAATATGTCAAAACTCATTGTTTTATACAATTTGCTATTGTAAATAATATTAAAATTATTATACCCATGAAAATAACAATTTTAGTTGCTGTTTTCACAACATAATCAAATTCTTTTTTGTCTTGTGGTGTCATAGTTTTTCTATTTCTTGTTGAACTTCTGAATAAAATTTAACTTGCTTATTATTTACGCCATATAGATTATGATGACTTCTTAATATCTCATCAACTGCTATTAATGCACATTGTTTTAATTGGTTATCAAATACAATAGGATTCATAAAATCTTTATTTAATAAATCATCATACTTGCTGTATAATTCATTTGCTTTTTCTTCTGGTGTCATAAGTTTACTTGTATTTTACGTGTTTCACATCCCATTTTGTGTATTCCACCTGCTTGATTACAATAGGCACACTTCTCTGTGATGATCTTGTACCCAGTGTCAATACGCTTAAAGTCTTTCACTACATAATTCTTGAATCCAAAGCTGTCCATTGGCATACCTCTAGTAATATAAGGACCACCAGATGGATCAATCATATCAATCTCATCAGTCAGTGTGTCAACCATACTTACATACTTATACCCTAACCTATATTCTTTTATATCTGGATCATATTCATGAACAGCTTTCTTAAATTCCTCTAATGGCATTGGTGTTTGTACCTCACTACAATATTCTTCATATGCTCTTGTGTAATCATTAGGCATACCAATTCTGCAAAAATCAAAATTACCTTCCCATAGTATATCATGGTTTTCATCTCTTGTAAATTTGAATTCATCACCATATCTGTTTTTATATGTCTGTGCTTCCATTTGGTTTTTGTGTTTCTTTAATAGTTATACCTTCGTTAATTAGTTCTATAAATGGTTCATAGCTTCTTTGATTTAAATATGTTAAGCTATTCTGCATATATGTTAGTTTATTTGTGGATTGTGATATAGATGCTTCTTTCTTTTGAAGAACATCAAATTTAAGAGCTTCTATCAATTGAGAAGATGTATATTCTCCTTCTAGAAGTATTTTGTCATATTTCAGCCTACATTCATCTTTATTCTGTCTAAGGGTTCTACTTCCTGAGAAGCTTTTACCATTATGTGTGAATGTATCTGTACCTGGATAGGTTAGCCACCAATCATTAAACTCTGTTGTAGCAGGTTTTTGTTTTACAATTTTCTTTTCTTCTTTGCTATCAATAAATGATAACAGTTCTTTTCCCAATAATGTAATCTTTTCATCATGCTCACTTATCAAGCCTTTACGAATTAAACCAGACAACAAAGCAGCAATTTTCATACTCCCATCACATAATGGTTGAATGTCAATTTGCTGCTCAATAAGTTTTAATAGGAATATGTGATCTAAGCTATAGGATTTCTTGATTAGTTCTTCGAAGTGCCAAGGGCTCAGATTTAGTTTCATGTAGGTTTGGTATTAATTGTACTTGTATTAATGCAGGAAGTCGTTTGTTTCTTTCTTGTTCTTCCCATAGTTGCCATTCATATTCTTCTTCAGCATGTCTGTGTAACATTGTTAAATAATGTCTGTCACTCTCTAATTGCCAATTGAATAGATCTTCAAAGTTAATGCTTTCTCCCATAATTTTAAATTTATTTTTTATATTTCTCTAATAGTTCTAAGTCCTCTATATAAGGAATTTGATATTTTTCTTTGATTAATATTATATCAGAAAGAATGTCTACAATATCTCTTTTGTGTCCACGTCTTATATCAATATTGTTTGTTCTTTCAAGTTCTTCAAGATACATATATACCTTTAGATACTTAGGTTGTATCACCTCATTGCAAATTGCTGTTTTTAAGTTCATAATATTAATTTTTTATACGAAGACCAAGGGCAAGATTAAAAGAATCAAACCTTTTCTCTCCATTAACTTTATTGCATTTAAATGTTTTTCTTATGAGTTTAACAGCATAGAGTTTAAACTCTGCAAATTGCTCTCTTGTCATAGTGATATTAAAATACCACTTGTCATCATTAAATGTGTCCATCATTGTTTTACCAACCATGGCTAGCTCATATTCAACAAGATGTCTCATAATGTTATCTCTTGTTATTTTAACTTTTTCCATTATTAAAATAAATTTAATTGATTAGGGATTACTACTACATTACGTTTCTTACCTTCTGTTAGCACTTTATTAATTATTCTATTAGCTTTTTCAATATAATAGTCATAATTAATACCTTCTACTTTAGTTTTGCTAGGTAGATAGTTACAAACTGTTGCCATCCACTCTCCTGCTTCCACTTGACTGATCTTTGCAGCATTAGTTTGACACTCTTCGTTCTTCACTTTAAGAAGCTTTACACCCTCTTCAGATATATAATATCTAATTAGTTTGTTATACATCTCTGTTTCTCCTGTTTGTCTATTAATACCTTCATAATGAAAGTCTCTTGTAGCTTTCTGTCTTAGACAAAAATCATAAATATTTTTATGATTTCGTATAGTAGTGCTAACAGGAGTACCATCAACAAAATATTGTTCAAGAGCAATAGGGACCACCCTGGCACTCTTGTTCTTGTGTAATTCAAAGTCAGTAAGGAAATCACCTTTTTTCTTAATCTCTCCATCTGTTTTAATTGCTAAATAATCATTAACTGTACTAAATATAATTTTAGAATAATCTGTACGTTCAAGTTCATACTTTGTGACATCACACCACCAATCATTAATCTCAAACATCTTATCAATTAATCCTTTCTTAATTCTAATTGTTACACCATCTGTATTAGCTGATATAACATTAATACCTGCTAACTCATATGCTTCAATAAGCATCATTAAACTTAATTCACCAGTGATTGTTGTAAACATAGTTAGTTGTCTGTCATATATCCAAGATTGTACATCTGATGATTTACCATATACAGAATTAACAGCAAGCTTTAGAGCTCCAACAATTCCTTTTATCTTCTTATCAGTCTTGGCCAGAGGTTTTAGTTCAAGTCTTTTGTCAAACATTGTTTTATAACCTCTAAGAAACTCTTTTCCTAAATGTGCAGGATAACGTCCATTATTGATAATAATAGCAGGATAGTAAGAACTTACGTCCCAATCAATGATTTCATATTCATCATCAGCCTCAAATATCTTAGGACCATTAACACTATGAAGACCACCCTTGGCAAATGTATATGTGTTTCCATAGAATTTTATTTCTTCCATGAAATCATCAGTCATTCCCATAGTCATCTTTCTTGTTCTTTCAAAGAATTCATTTAGCTCAGGAGTAACAAATGTTACATAAGAAGCAATACAATTTTTAACAGCTATTGTTTTTCTAAAGAACCCTTTACGTGGTAATTCATTATATTCAATACCCTTTTCTTGTATATAAAACTTCTTAATCATCTCATCACCAATCTTACTGTCAGAATAGTTCATACATTGAATACCAAACTCAGCTTCTATATTTTGTCTCAGCTCAATTTGGTTGTTTCCTTTATATAATGGATGATCAGTCTTTCCTATTGTTATTTTATAGAATTCATATGTAGCCATTACATCATTCTTGCAATAAGTTCTGGTGATGTGTCTGTCTGTTGGTGTCATATCCACCTTTGTATGATGAACAGGCATTTCCTCAATGTTCTCATAGTCCATCTCAAACTCAAGTCTCTTTAGACTCACCATACGATTCTTATTATCGTAATGATTTATCTTAAACAAATCAATTTGTCTTAGAGATAGGTTTTGTTCTTTGAATTCAGGGAACACATCATAATTAGCATCATGAATAACATCAGCAGCATTCTGTGCAATCTTAGCACATATTTCTAATGCAGGAAGATCATGCCATCTGTCGTAAGTTCTTAAGATCCATTCAACCACTTGGCTGTCAAATCTTATATTGTTATACCCAACCCAATAATGATCATTGTGTTCATCACAGAAATTAATAAATGCATCTATTTCATTTTTACTCTTACTAATTTCAAATTCATAATAAACATCAGTTTGTGGATTGTATATACCCACAAAGAACATTTCTAATAAGGTTTCTATGTCATAGATTAATACATTCATTATAATAATGGTTTTTTAGTTGCTATTTCATATACAGAATTAAACAATGGATCTGTATTAATAATCTTTAACAATATCAATAAGTGGTCTGCGTCAACATAATTAAGGTTTTCATAATTAAGTTTTGTTACAATATTTAAACCATCTCCAAAATCTTCAATGATTAATGCTGGTTTATCATGTAAGTGCTCACTCCAAGTTTCTACAGCAGCATAATACAATGTGTGTATTTTCTTTTTACCTTCTTCTTTGCAATCATATTCATATTCATATTGATTGTCAATAAATATTTGGTTTTTCATTTATTTTGTTATTTAATTACAAATATAATAATTATTTTAATTATTCTTCATCGTCTGTCAAAAGTCTAATTACAACTTTTTGATC